TTACAACACCGCCAAGGCGTGCGTGAAGTTCTGCTCTGACGACGAGACCCCATGGGACAAGTTCGTTCGTTGCATGACTGACGGCATGGTCGGACGCTACCTCGTCAAGACTGGCGACGGTGTGGCATGGGATGACCCCGCCATCGATGCCGATGAGATGAACGAACTGCTGAGCGATCTGTGAAGAAATGCAACAGGGGGTGCCCATAGCACCCCCTTCCCTGTAGAATAACCACATCACCACAGCACCCCATGGATCTGAAGACCTTAGAGCAGGGCATCGCTGACGGCACCTACACGGTGACCCGCCTAGCACCTGCCAAACCACGCCGCCGTGATCTCGTCATGACCCGCGTTGCCGCTGGCAAGTCCTTCGCTCTCCCATCTTATAAAAGCGTGAGGGATAGCAGCAGGACCGCCCGAGGCGCACAAGGGCAGGGACTACAGGGCAAGCGATCCACTAAGCAAGCAACCCGCAAAGCATGACAGACAAGCAACTCAGGAAACTCGCCAAGGTAGAGGGATGGATTAAGCACCGCAACGGCGGCAAGCATGAGATCTGGAGGCGAGGCGACAGCGAGCAGATCACCATCCCCTACCGATGCCGCCCCTTCGTCGCCCACAACATCGCAAAGCAACTCACAGCAGCATAGCACACCCCGCCCCCTGACAGTATGTTGGGGGGTATTTTTGTACTAGCGGGTCGCCAAGCGATCCCCAAAAAACCCAAACATCCCTAACCTACAAAAGTATCCAGACGACCGATAAATATTTTGCGAAAGGTCGTATATAAAAAAATTCGCCCAGAAAAAAATGCCCCAAAAAGTTGATTTTACAGACTACGATAAAATTCTAGAGAACTTTGATGCGTTCTGCGATGAGTTTGAGAGTCGTGCGTCCAATGCGTTCTTAAGAGGTGATCAAAATGATGGAAGAGTTACTGCAGAGGTTGAGCGAGCAGGAGAGAACACTCCTATGGCTGTCCGAGAGGTTAGCGAGCCTGGACCAACGGATCTCCCAGCTAGAGCGCCCCACCTTGATGTATAAGCGCCCAGACTCGGAAGAGTACGAGACGATTGGTAGGACATTAGATTATCTACATAATAATATCGAAGGTCTTAAGAAGGATCTAGTAAAAGTTTCAAGGGCAGTGTAATGGCATTCTTAGCAAGCACAGAAACGGTCGATACAACGTCTACAGATGGGACGTGTATATATCCACCCCAAGCACTAGGTGGAACGCCCGTAGAGACGACTGTGAAGGTCAATAACGAGACATTAGAGATCATTGCAGGTACTACACAACCTTTTTATGAATGTGATGATATATCAGGACCAACGAAAGTCAATCCGTTAAGTCCTTTACCATGTCAACCAGGAACTAGGAGACTTACTCCAACAGTGAACACAACTGTCTTTATCAATGGGAAGTTACCTGCGGTTACTGGGGACGATGCACAGTTAGTGATAGGAGGTTCACCCAGACCCTTGACAGGACCGTTCCAACATCCTACAATAATCATTGGTTCATCATTTGAGAATTAACTATGGCAAAAGCACGAATTGGTTTGAGTGGCGGTACGTTTATCGAAGGCAAACCGAAGACTACTCGGCAGGGTTCGTCGAAGAATACGAAGTATGCCGCAACATCTCGGAATAACGCGAAGAAGAAATATCGCGGTCAAGGTCGGTGAATTTAATTTGCAATCTCCCTGCACAGAAAGTCTGGGTACGTAAGGAATACTTACGAGATCATCAGGATGGACATGGGGAGTTTGTTGAGGGCGTCTGGGTATGTGCAAAGAGCATACCTGGACGCGCTTTTTATTTTGAGACGTACTTACCAGAGTATGGTGCGATGTATGACAAACTTCCGATCGGTGCATTTCTCCGAGCGCCGAAAACACCGACACCTGATTTATCTCTAGAGAATCTACAATTTTGGAATTGTATGGATTATGGGGTAACAGCGATTCAGAAAGGTTTTGTTTCTACAATGGACTGCGAGATCTTCACGAGAGATCACGGATTGTTACGAGGACAGTATCTATTCACGTTAGACAATTATCATGCTAACATCGATGTGATAGATAATAATGTGAGTGAGACTCCCCAAGAGCATAAGTCACATAATTGTATTGCATTAGAGAATGGTCAGTTTGCATTGTATCCCAATAACAGGATGCGTCTGTATGACCTCTCTATCACCCCTGAGACGCCCCAATTCCCTGATTTCAAGGTATCCACCATAGAATATCAAGTAGAGGCAGGAATCGACTGGGGACGCTTAGGGGACACTGATGATTATTTTTGGCAAACACCAAAGGAGAAAGGAGATGGGCAACAGCAGAGTTGATAAAGGACAAAACTTTATTGATGAGGGTATGACACTTATTACTGAAACTGATGCTGATCGTTACCTAGAACTTGCTAGGAAGCAACGAGAGGCAAAGAAAAGGGAAGAACTATATCCTTTGCCTGAAGACCGTCTAGAACGCCCTTGCGGAGGCGCTGGTGGTTTTGATGATTTTGTAGAGCGTTGGACGGAGTGAATAAATAAAAACAGCCTATTGCTGTGTCTAAATGCCGACCTTTCAGACATTCAAAGATCTGAGTGTTACTTTTAAAAAACATCCTGTTACCGATGATTTGGTGCAGGTAAAGGACAAGGCTGCGATTGTTCAGGCGATCACAGGTTTGTTATTGACTAGAAAGGGCGAGCGACCATTTCAACCAAATCTAGGGTGTGATGTGCAGAACATTTTGTTCGAACCCCTAGATTTTGCGTCTGCAGGTATTATCAAGAAAGAGATTAAAGAAACTCTTAATCGCTATGAACCGAGAATCTCTGTAGATCAGATTCGTTGTAATCCAGATTATGATAACAATGGATATGAAGTTGAACTTCATTATACTATTGTAGGAAGAGATGACACACCAGTAGCGGTAGACTTCTTCTTAGAGCGTACACGATAATGCCTTATACTCAGGTTGCTAATTTAGACTTTGAAGATATCAAAGTAGCTCTCAAAGATTACTTGAGAGCGCAGTCAGATTTTACTGACTATGATTTTGAGGGATCGGCATTATCGACGCTGATTGATACACTCGCCTATAACACCTATTATACGGCGTTTAACACCAATATGGTAGTCAATGAACTATTCATTGATTCTGCCACCTTGAGGGACAACGTAGTAGCGATTGCGAAGCAACTAGGGTACAGACCCAAGAGTGCTACCTCTCCTACTGCGTATGTCTCTTTTACTGTAAATTATACTAACCCAACAACTGATACTGAACTGATCCTGAAGAAAGGAACAGGTTTCATTGCTTCTTATGACAACAATGTGTATCAGTATGTTGTACTTGACGATGTAAAGGCACAGGTCATCAATGATGTTGCGACTTTTACTGATGTAGCGATCAACGAAGGCACACAGTTAGTCAATACATTTGTTGTTAATACAGCACTCAAGAGTCAAAGATTTATTCTTGACAATCAAAATATTGACACCAACACGATTAGAGTAAAGGTATATCCAACTGGTGGAAGTTTTAACGAACCATACCTTGTAGCAGATAATATTCTAGGTGTTGATGGCACATCGAAGGTCTTCTTCCTTGACGAGATTGAGGATGAAAGATATGAAATTCTTATGGGTGATGGCGTTCTAGGACAAAAACTAGAGAACAATGCACGAATTGAAGTTTCTTACCTCACCACAGCAGGTCCAGAGAGCAACGGAGTAAGGACTTTTGTTTTCTCTGGTGTGCTTGAGAACCCAAATGGTGTATCTCCTAGTGCATTCACCACATCAATCACCTCTACTACCGCTTCTGCGGGCGGTGAAGAGATCGAAAGCACGTCTAAGATCAAATATACCGCTCCTAAGGCATACGGCACACAGGACCGTGCAGTGACCGCTCAGGACTATGAGGCAATTGTACGCCAAGTATATCCTGCTACTAGTGACATCATTATTTTTGGTGGTGAAGATCAAGACCCACCACAGTATGGAAAGGTCTTCATTGCATTGAAACCAAAAGATGCAAGTTACCTCACATCACTAACAAAGAATCAAATCGTTACTGAACTTAAGAAATACACCGTTGCTTCAGTAGAACCACAGTTAATCGATCCTTCGATTCTCTATGTTGAACTAACTAGTAAGATTTACTACAGCAGATTAAAGACTGATCAGACAGCTGCTCAGATTAGAGACAAGGTTATTGGTGGTGTTCAGTCTTATCTTGATACTTCTGATACTGAGAAGTTCAATGGTAAGTTCAGATACAGTAAAATGGTTGGTGTTATTGATGATTCTGATAAAGCGATCAATTCAAACTTAACTTCTGTAACAATGAGAAAGGATTTCTATCCTTCTTTGAATTCTACATTCTACTATGAAGTGTGCTTCCAGAACGAGTTTGACGTAGATTGTGACGAACCAGTCTTATCATCCACTGGATTTAGGATTACTGAGTATCCTAATTTCGATGTTTATGTCGAAGATAGAGATGGCAAAATTGTCCTATATACACTAGATAGCGCATCTGGCGAAAAGGTTGTCCTTGACAAGGAAGTTGGCGATATTGATTATGTAAAGGGTGAATTGAAAATGTATGCTTTAACTATTATCAAGGGTACATTTTTCGACAATCGTATTTCTGTTAGAGTCAAACCAAAGTCTAATGATATCAAGGCACTCCGTGAGGTTTATCTTGACGTTGATGTTGCCAATTCCTCGTTCACTGCATACCAAGAGTAAAGTAAATGCCTGCTGTAAAGACTAAGAGAATTTCTACTCTAATCGAGTCGCAGCTTCCTGAATTCATTTCTACTGAGTACGAACTCTTTAGCAAGTTCGTTCAAAAGTATTATGAAGCACAGGAAGTTCAAGGTGGCACTTTGGATGTTATCAATAACATTCAGAAGTATGCTGATATCGATTACTACGAGAAAAACATTCTCAAGCAGCATGATAGTCTAGCAGCTAGTGTTACAGATAGCGATACTACGATTACTGTAACCGATGCACAATCCTTCCCAAAGAAGAACGGATACATCCGCATTGATGATGAGATCATCTTCTATGCTACAAGGACCGACACAGAGTTCCAAGACTGCTCTAGAGGTGTTAGTGGCAACACATCTCTTGGTGATCTATATGAAGCAAGCAATTTTACTAGTACAGATGCGGCACCGCATAATGCTGGGCAGAAAGTTTTTAATGTAAGCAATCTTTTCTTATATGCTCTAGTTAAGAACTTTGAGAATCAGTATCTAGGATCTTTCCCAGAGAAGTATCTCAGAGGTGAAGTAGATAAGAGAACCCTTATCAAGAACATTTCCAAGTTCTATAAAGCAAAGGGAACAACTAGTTCCATTAAGTTTATCTTTAACACCATTGTTGCTAAAGATAATACAAACAAACCAGAAGTTTATAAACCAAGAGACTTTACATACAAGTCTTCTGATTCTGACTGGATCAATGTATTTGCACTAAAATGTAAGGTTGTTTCTGGTAATCCAAAAGATCTTATTGGTAAGAAAGTTATTCAGACTGCTACCGATGAGTATGGATATGCAGATGCAGTTGTTGATAATGTTTATGCCGATGGCACATCTGATAACGAGCAGATCTTTAATATTGTACTAGCACCAGAAACGGTAAATGGTACTTTTGCAATCTCCACCAAAACAAAACTAGAAACTACATTTCCTGGCACACATAGCACTGGAGACAGAGTAAATGTATCTTCCACTCTTGGATGGGAGAAGAAGGGATCATTCCTGATTGGTACTGAAACCATTACCTTCAGTAGCAAAACTGTTACTCAGTTTATTATTGACAACAGACAACCATCTGGAGCATTGACATATCCAGCAGGAACGTCTGTTTATAAACCAGTTACAATCAACAGTGGTGCAATTTCGCTGCTGACTTTTGGTGTCGTCTATAATCTAGAACCAAATCAAGTACAACCATACTCTAGTCCTGGAGATCAGATTCAGGTCTCTCGTCCTGGTTTTGAGACATCTGATCCAAAGATTGTAAAAACAGGAACTAATCAGTCTAGATGGATTACTAATCAGGGTGTTGCTCCTGTTATCCCAACATTCCCAACTATTCAATCGTCGCTTTCTCAAGTAACGACTAATGTGTCGTCCATCTTTGCAGACGATCAATACTATTATATCACAAGTTCTAGTTTCCCATCTTATAGAATTCTAGATGGATCTACTGTAAATGAAGAATTACTTGATCAGAAGATTCTTCGTATTATCAGACAGAAAGCAACCAGAACTACCGAAGTTTATAAAACACCAAGAAGAGACGTTGGGATTCTTCTAAACGGTGTTCCCATCTATGGTTACAAAGATCATAGCAGTGTTCGTTATGGTAAGTTAGAAGAAATCAAAATTGATACTCAGGGCAGAGGATATGCTAAACCACCCTTCGTACTAATTGATCAAGTACCAAACAAAGCAAGAGCAGTATTGTCTGGTCAGGTCGTTGAGCGCATTATCGTAGATACTCAAGACATTTTCCCCAAAACTCCAGAGATTACAATTACTTCTGGTAGAGATGCAGAAGTTCGTGCTGTAGTAACTGGTGGTAAAGTAACCAGTTTGATTATTGATAATCCTGGTGAATACTACTCTTCCCCACCTATTGTAAGAATTAGAGATAGTGCAGGAAGAGGAAGATTTGCAACATACAATGCTACTGTCAATACTGATGGTAAGATCACTGGATTTGAAAAGATCGATGAAGGTAACTTCTATAATCAAAATACTGTAGTTGTTGATATCATTCCAGTTGGCGAAGATGCAACTGGTATTCCATTACTAAAAGAATGGAACTTCAACAGATTCAAGAGATTGGAAAATGATCTAGACACTGAGTATGGATACATTTTTCAAAACTATAACAATGCATTAGAATATGGTTATGGTCATGTTGGTAATCCCAAGTCTTTGCGTATTGAGCTCAATGATAACTTGAATAATGCAGGAACAGAACCTGCGACGAAAACTCATTCACCTATCATTGGTTTTGCTTATGATGGCAATCCAATCTATGGTCCTTTTGCCCATCAAGACCCATTAGATGCACAGTCTCCTATTGTTAGGATGACTTCTGGATATACTTTAAATGGAACCCGTAAAGAAGGTCCATCGATTACACAATATCCACTAGGATCTTTTAATAACGATTACACTTATACCCATAAGAGCGGAACGTTAGACGAGAACAATGGAAGATTTTGCATTACCCCAGACTTCCCGAAAGGAACTTATGCTTATTTCCTTACTATTGATAGCAACCAAGTACCGCAATACCCATACATTCTAGGAGAGAACTATTATTCTCTTCCTGTTGATAGCAACTACAATTCTGATATCAATCAAGATGATGTACCAAAGAACTCCAAGAAGTATTTTCTTCCTGGAATGCAGGGCAATGGTGACAACGTTATTGCTACTATCAATGAAGTAAGATCTGGAACAGTAGATGCAATTGATGTCAGAAGATCTTCTGCTAACTTCTCCGTCAATTCCCAACTATACTTCAACAACCAAGGAACTGAAGGATCTGAAGTAGAAGCAATCATTTCTTCTGTCAAAGGCAAATCTGTAAGTTACTTAGAGTCGAAAGAAGATAAAGTTGTTAAACTAACAACTATTCAAAGTGCATATCTATTTGCTGATGATACACTCAACCAACCATCTTCTGGTGCGTTTGGTTCTATTGTTGGTACTGTAAGGAATGACAATACCATTGTTCTTAAAAATGTCAATGGAACGTTTGATCAGACAGGAACTTTCTCTGCCAGCATTAAGACCTTCACTGTTCTTTTAGACCAAAGAAGTTCTTATACAAAAGGTGCGACTCTTAGCTTGACTGATGGAGTCAATGCTCCTGTTGCAACAGCAGAGGTACTAGAAGGAACTGCGTCACAGAACACTGTACAAATCAAAGTTTTGACTGGAACTTGGGTTGTCAATGAAGACTACTTTATTCAGTCGGATGATTTATTCAATACATCAGGAACTAAGATTGTAAAACTTACTTCTCTCAGTGATGGTCTGGAACCATTTGAGGTAAATCAAAGTGTTGCTCTAATCGAAACTGCTGATGCTCATGGTCTTGGTATTGGTGACAAAGTAACGATTGACATCAATCCAAATGATACAACTAAGACAAAGACATATTATCTCAGAAAGAGATTATATCAAAAAGCAACTTTAATTCCACCCAAGTCAAATACTACAATCAATGACACTGGTCTTGGTAGATTTGAAATTCTAAATGGTGGTGCCGACTATACACCTGGAACTTATAACAATGTTCCATTGACTGGTGGTAGTGGTTCTGGTGCAACTGCTATTGTAACTGTCTCTGATGCTGGCGTTGTTTCCAACATTCAACTCCAAACAAGAGGATCTGGATATAGAAAAGCAGATTACTTAGGCGTTGATGATGAGAGTCTAGAAAGATCTGGCGCTTCTCAAAGCACCATGCGTTTGGTATTGTACATTGATCACGTTGGATTTGCTGCAGGAACTGCACAACTAATTGTTGATGATGCAACTAAGTTTGCTGCTGGTGACTTAATCACTGTAGGAAAGGAAGTTTTAGAGATTACTGGTATTAATGACAGTGCTCTATCTGTTCTTACTGGAAGAGAAGGAACTACCGCTGTAGATCACTTTGATGGTCAAACTGTATCTTTATACAAACCAACATTTAACTTTACAGCAAACTATCAAATCTTTACTGGAAATAATTCTGGTTATATTCAGTCTTACAATAGAGACACACAAGAAATTGTAGTTGTTTATGATTATGCAACTCTTACTACAAATGCGAACAAATTAACATTAAGTTCGACTTTCTTTGATGGAAGCAATCCACAAAGACTAGTTTTTATCAACTCAGCAGAAGATTTAATTTACAAGTTTGAATTTTCTGAAGATGGTGTTACATTTACACCTAATCCAAATATTGATCTTCAAGAATACTATAAGTATGTCTTTGACACGTCTCACTCTAGTCTCACTGGAACTTACTTTGATATCAGTCCAAGTAAGAACTACAATCTAATTACAGCAGAAAAAACTGAATCGACGATTCTCCCTGGTAATTCTGGGGCATTTACTGATGTTAAGTTTGGATTTGGGTCTAGACTAGCAGATAACAATTACCAAACAAAGAGAGGAACTGACTTTACAAACTTCTATTATTTCGATAAGAAGAATGTTGTTAATTCTGAAGGTGCATACTTTAAGATTGTAACAGATCCTTTGCAGGGTGTCAAGACGTTGAATTATGTCACGTCAAACCGTTTTGTCTATGATATTCCCAGCGAACCATTATGGGATGGTTCTGGAACCATTACATACACAACAACTGGTCAATTTGCAGTTGGTGAGATTAACGATGTAAGTATTATTAATCTAGGACTAAACTACAAAAAAGTGCCAACAATTGTTGGTGCAGATATTAATACCGATTCCAGAGCAAAAGCAACTGTCTTGTTTGATATCGCTTCTCAAACTATTTCTGGTGTCACTGTAACTGATAAAGGATCTAGTTACGTCAATCCTAAGGTTATCATTACTGAAGGAGATGGTGTTGATGCAACATTTAATGTTGTTGTACGTAATGGAGAAATTTTCTCATTAACAGTTGGATCTCCTGGAAGAGGATATACTAAAGCACCAACAATCGAAATTGTTGAAAGTGACATTGAAGCGTTTGCTGATAGTTCTACTATTGGTATTCCACAAAGTGTCAGTTTTGTATCTAATGGTGGTGCATTCCATCTAGACAAAACTGTATCCTCTACATTCTCTTCAAATTATGTTGTTTCCCTTAAGGATTATACTGGAAACTTCAGCAGAGGGGAAACAGTAGTTCAGAGAGTTAATGGTGTAGAAGTATTCAGAGCAAAAGTTACTGAATGGAGGTTTGGTTCCAGACTATTAAAACTAAAAGACATTCAGGGCATTGTTCGTGAGAATGTTGCTATTGAATCTCTATTGAACCCAATTTCTGGAATTGTAACAGCAGTATATACTAGCACATTTACAGAGCAGATTACTAGTTTCTATGATAACCTAGGTTATTACACTTCCGACAGAGGACGTTTGGGAGTATCTAACCAGAAGATGATTGATAGTGATTTCTATCAAGACTATTCTTACGTTGTAAAATCTAAGACTCCAATTGATCAGTGGAGGGAGTTGATTAAATCAACAACTCACCCAGCTGGTTTTAAACTATTTGGTCAAGTAGATGTAGAAGCTACTGCTGATACTGAAATGCCAGCAGCTGCTCCCAGAACGCAGCACTTTAGTGTTGTACAACTTTGGGATCCAAATAAGAACAAAATTACAATTGAAAGCACAAAACAAGTAACTACACAAACAATTCAGACTGTAGAGAGTCAGAGAGTTCGTGGAGGAAGAGGTTCTGCTGCTACCAGTGAATTTTTATTCAATGAAGTAAGAGCATTTGAATTTACTCTAGGTGCTCCATTTGATGGATACTACGATACTGATGGAAGACTCCAAGGAACCACATCTTTCCAGATTATTAATGATCAAGGAGTTCCTTTCTTCCCAGCAGATTCTAAAGGTTTGATTGTAACACTCGATGGAGTTCTGCAAGAACCAGATGTTGCTTATACTATTTCTGGAGATCAAATTATTTTCTCTGCCCCTCCACTAGGACCAGGAACTAAATTGACTGGTGATGGTGGTGAAACAACATCGTATAAAGGTGTTACTTTCTATGGTAAAGTATTCCAGTTTAAAGACTCACAATACAATACAAAACACCTAAGAAAACTAAGAAATATTTTCCAACGCAATGGTGTCTGGATTGATGCTGCAAATCAAATTGAAAGAAATATTGACTTTATTATTAACGAAACTATTGGTTATGCCAAAGCAACATATCCATCTTTGGATTGGAGCACAAAGCAAGATGATTACGAAGAAAACATAAGATTTGTCCTAGATGCATATCAGCATGACATTAGATTTGGTGGTAATGTAAAAACTATTGACTACACATCTATCTTTAACCAGAGTAGCGATTATCTTTACATTCAAAACAATAGAACAGAGTCTAGTGGTATTTTCTCTTATGCTACCAGACTGGCAAAACTTGCAATTAGAAATTGGGACTTTACTGATGTTTCTGTTAATTATCTACAAGGTTCTAATGAGATAACAGTTACAAGCACTGACAATCTTGCAATTGGCATGTTTGTAAGTTCTGGTAGATCTTATCCATCTGGAACCAAGATTGTATCTATCGATAGTGATACTAAAGTTACAGTAAGCAATGTTGCATTAGCAAACTCTGGTGGTGGCGGTGGAGCTGCTGTAGGAACTACTACTCTTACTGGAAGTGCAAGTGACGGAACAATTGCTACAACTACTGGTCAAGTTCCAGTAGGAGACACTTTCGATGTTCCTCCTGGAGTCACGGTTACAGTTCCTGTCAGTTTCTCTGGAACTGACCAAGCAACATTCTCTTGGAGTGGTGTTAATAATGGTACATTCTACGATGCTGCTAATCTCATTGTAGCAAATAGAGAATATATCATTTCTCAGTCTTTGACTTGGGCACAAGGACAATATCCTTCTCTGAATTGGGGTTCTCTTTCTACTAAGTGTGGTAGAGATATTGGACATATCATTGATGCATATGTTTATCATCTTAAGTTTGGTGGCAATGAAAAAATCGTTACTGCCGCTCAACTTTATTATAGAAAGAATGAGTATCCATATGGAGAGCAACTATACTACATCTCTGATCAACTAACAGAAACTGTTGCTACATTTGAATACGCCAAGAATCTAATGATTCAGGCAATGAAGAATCAATTGCCAACAACAGATCCAAATGTTCTTGTAGATTCCGTTACTCCAGTTTGTGCTGAGGTAGAAAGTGCTCTCAACACCTATCATGATATTGTAGATACTATTCTAACTGAAGGCAGAGGACTTGTAGAAAAGACTCAGCAAAATCCAAATAAATCTGGAAACTGGGCATCTGATCTAACATACTCCAACTACAATATTATTGGTGATCCTCTACTTCCAGCGCAAGAGTGTAATACTGTTGTTTCTGCAATGGATTCTCTATATGATAACTTGAATGACGTATTACTAGAAGAGTCTGTTACCAGATCTTTACCAGATTATATTGATGGTGAGACTAAAGAGTTTGAATTATACTGGGATGATAATAGTTCAGTTAATACAGAAGAGGATGAAGATCTCTTCTTGACTATTAATGCTGTTCTACAAAAACCAAAATTCACAGAAAATTATCCATTAGAAGATTCTTATTGGATTGACAGAACTGTAATTCCAAACAAGATTAAATTTGATGTTGCTCCTATTTGGGACCAGGATCTTGGTGCTAAAACTATTGGAGAACCAACCGCAGTAGAAAAGGTTGTCGGTATTGGTGTTGGAAACTACAAGAGATTGACCATTGACTACAATCTAGTAGATGGTGTTAGAAATGGTCCTTTCCTGATTCTAGATGTAGAAGACTTTACTGTACAAAATATTGAGCAAGAAGATTGCTTATATGTTTTCCTAGATGGTGTTCTTCAACGTAAAGAATTCTCTTATACAGTTTCTGGTCCGAACATTTCATTTAATGTTCCTATTCAGAAAGAAATGAAGATTGACATCAGATACCTCTATGGTAGAGATGTTGGACAAATTCTAAACATTTATGATTTTGCTCCTGATACTTACTATTCACAAGGAACATTTGATTTTGAATCAACCAGAATATCAGATTTACTTAAGTATGATTGGATGGGCGACGCAGTTGGTTTGCCAATCCATGTTTGGCAGAATAGAGGTGATGGAACTCGTAATGTTATTGGTGAAATAATTGCACCTGTAGTCAATGGTAATTCTATTAGTTTCCGATTGAGAGGGCATAATCCAGAGTTTGAATCTGGTCTTGACTTTACATTCGCTCCTGTTGGATATTACGACAGAACGTTTGTAATTACAGATGCTGACATTTCTAATCAAACACTTACATTTAGTGAGGATGATTTAGGAAGAAAGCTTCTCAGAGCAGATGATGCTATTTGGAGAGGAACATTCTTTGGAAGAACATTCAAGAATTCTTTTGTTCCTATTGCAAATGGAGACAAAATTCGTGTAGATGGTGAAGATACGTTTAGAAGTATCAAACAACTACCTGGAGAAACTACAAGTAAAGATGGAAGAATTGGTGAGCAACTAACTGATGACGTTTTTGGTACTGTCTCTGTTGAGTCTTATGTTGGAATTACTAGAGGTGAAGGACTAGCGGTTGTTGCTAATATTGAAAATGGTTCTGTTGTTTCTTTAACTTGGAACCAGCGTAGTTATGAACCAATTACACAACCAACAGCATACCAATATTATACACCACCTGTTCTCAATTTTGTACCAAAAGATGGAAATGGTGGCGGTGCTAGAGCAAATGTACTAGTCAGCAAAGGACAAGTAATCAGTGTTGATCTAATTGATGGTGGTTCTGGTTATACTCAAGCACCACAAGTAATTGTTGCTAGAAGATACAATATTCTAACTGAAAGAGATATTGGTGTATCTCTAATCAATGTTAGTGTCAATCCAACGGTTGAAGATGCATTTAATATGCAAGTAAGTTCTACTATCGACGCTATTGGTAATTCTGGTCTAACACCAACTATTGCTAGCGAAGCTCAAATTATTACTGAATTTATTAATACAGATCGTCAAATAACTGCAGAGATTCAAATTGAACAAGAAAATACTATTGAAGATGTCAAAGATGAATTCTTCTTATCGACAGAATTATTTGCAGATGAAGTTTTAGTTGGAACAGTATCAGAAGAACCAATAGTTGTTAGTGCTCAATTACAAGATATTGTATCTCTGAATTCTATTTCTACTGTAAGTAAAGCAATTACTACAACAGTTCAGAACTTGATTCCAAATGATGCACTATCTAATATCAACTTCTTTGAGACTGGTGCATACTTGGATCTTGATTTTGCTGCAAACGATACTATTGCATATATTCCAGATACCACTAAGTTTGATCGCGCTGGTCGTCTATTGATTGGTAATGAAGTTGTAGAATATAACAGAAAACTTTCGGATAGATTCCTCAACATACTCAGAGGTGTAGATGGAACAACACCTCAGTTCTGGGGTGCTGGAACCTTCTTGAGGCAAATTCCAGAGATCGCTGTTGCAACTGTTGGTGTTGTATCCGTCGAATCTGAAAGTGATGTTAGAATGGTATCTGCCTCAGCTAGCGCAGGTGGATTTGAAAGAGATGTACAAAGACAAATTACAACTCCAGAAGTTAGCATCAGTCCTGAAGTAATTCCTGAAGTTGTATTCATTCCACCTAACAGTGGTGTTGTCGATTACTACTCCGAATCAATTTATATCGTTGATCCTATTCCAACTAGAGCAGGTGAAGTTGATCTTATCGATCTAGATATCACAAAGCGTGATGGAACAGTTATTACCGCAAGGAACTCCCTCTTTGGAGTAACTTTTGAATACTTCTCCAGTGCATTGTACATTGGTTGTGTCGGTTCTACTATTGGCACATTTGATATTGGATTTGATGCTGGCACAGCAGATGTATCTTCTTATACTCTTGCTGATGTTGAAATGTATTTCCCATCACTAACGTTGGGAGATTTTACTGAGAGAGATCATTCGAGTTACTTATTATCTGGAGAGAAATTTACTCTTGTCAATCCATCTATCCAGAATCCAGTTACCATAAGTTCTTCTTCTGGAACTATTGGTACAGATGTTATTGTTCAGAATACCACACACTTCCCAACTTCGGGACATCTATTTACCAGTGCTGGTTCTCTAATTTCTTATACTGGCAAAAATACAACTACATTTACTGGTTGCACACATGTTAGTGGTCCAACCACTATTTCGAGTGGAGACGAGATCGTTCCATTCGTAACTACCTAAATATTGCTATAAATATAAATAACTCAGGCACAAATTACAACGTCGGACAAAGAAACCCATGGCTGCTATTATTTCTGATAAGTTTCGTATTTTTAACGCGAAACAATTCCTAGAGTCTCTAACGGAAGGTGCAACTGACACCAGTGCAGAGCGTTCTAGAATGTACTTCTTTGTGGGTCGTCCACAACCTTGGAGAGCATACCTAGAAATCTATTCTAAAGGTTCTACCGCATTTACAGTTGGCAATGAAGTATATGTGGGAACATATGGTTCCACTGCTTTCCGCGCCACGATTGCTGCTGTTTATGATAGTGCCCTCCTCCTGACCGACGTTTTTGGCAGCAATGGTGTTAATTCTGCTCCTGCTCTAGGAACCGATCTTAAGTGCCGCACTGGTGGTTCTGGTGGATCCGACACAGGTGCTACTGCTAAGTCTGGCGTTTATCGTTATGCAACTGAGGATATTCCCCCTATTCCAATTGATAACCAAAGAGAAAAGATTTCTCTCTATGACGAACTAATCGCAGCAAAGCGTATCACTAGTGCATACGCAAGAACCGTCATCCGCCGTTACAACTGGAACCTAGTTGCTAATCCTAAGTTTGACATGTGGAAACCTGATTACTCTGCTACCCCTGGTGGCGGCGGTCAGATCGGTAAGCAAACCGCAACAGGTGCAACCACTATTGCTGATGCTAAGTTCTATGTAATGAACTCTCAGTATGAAGTCTTCAAGTGCCTCTACAATGGCGAAGATCCTTCTAACAGCACTGGTCAAAACGCAACCGAAGAACCAAGTGTTGGTGGTGCTAACTACGATGCTGGTACTGGTCTCTACACTGAATCAACTGGCGCTGGTTACATTTGGAAATATATGTACACCATCCCAACCGATGATGTTCTGAAGTTCCTTTCTTCGGACTTCATGCCAATTGTTCTTCCAAGCAACCAAACCAGAACTAATGTAGTAGCAGCAGCAGTTGCTGGTGCATGTGATGTTGCTCTAATTGAAGATGCTGGTGCAGGTCTCCCTGCTTCCCAAACTCTTTATACTGGAATTAAAGGTGATGGAACAGGCGGTGTTGTACAACTAGTAACAAATGGTTCTGGTACAATCACTTCTGCAAGCATTCAGTCTCGTGGATCGGGTTATACTTATGCTAACGTTCTCCTTGGTAATGGTAACTTGTTCTCTGATAGTTCTTTGAGCACAGGTGTTACCACTGCATCTGGTGCTACTGGAGCAATTGAGATTGTTCTACCTCCAGAGGGTGGTCATGGTTCTGATCACGAAGAAGAACTAAATGGTAAGCGCGTAATGACAAACATTCGCCTAACCTATGCAGAAGGTTCTGGTGACTTCCCTGTAGATAACGATTTCCGTCGTATTGGTATTATTGCTGATCCATATGATTGGGGAACCACAACATTCTCCACCGCAGACACTCTTTCTGGTCTCAAGGCAATTAAAGTTAATCTGAATGGTGGTTCTGCAGATTACTCTGTAGATGAAACCATCACCCAAACCGTAACTGGTGGTACTGCAAAAGGAACTGTTGTTTCTTGGACTCTTGACAGTGGTTCTACTACATCTGGTGTTCTTAAGTACATCCAGACAAATGATGCACACACTGATCAGGGTGTTGTAAGAGCATTCGAGAGCAGTGGTTCTAACGCAATCAGCGGAGAGTCTTCTGCTGCAGCAGGTCTATGTGACGTTGCATACGCTTCGACACTTCTTGGTTCGACATTTACTGCTGGTCTTGCTAATCCAGAAATCGAAAATAACTCTGGTGAAGTAATCTATATTGAGAACCGTCGTCTCATCACTCGCGCTCCTGACCAAATCGAAGATATCAAGCTTGTAATCGAGTTCTGATTTCTTTTTTACTCCGCTAAATACTAGGGACTAGATACTAGTATTTGGCGGAGTACAATGCCACAGAAGACTAACCTAAATGTAAATCCTTATTACGAGGACTTTGACGCGAGTAAGAATTTTTATAAGATTCTATTCCGTCCTGGATACTCTATCCAAAGTAGGGAATTAACTCAGGTACAATCAATTCTCCAAAATCAAATTGAAAGCTTTGGTAAGTATGCTTTCAAGCAGGGAGAACTTGTAATTCCTGGTGAAGTTGGTCTCAATACAAAATTAGATTACGTTAAACTGTCGTCTGTTTCTGAGGTTGCTGTCTCGGAAGGAGACGATATTGTTTATAAGAAGTATGACATCAGTCAATTAGTAGGACAGCAGCTAAATGGTCTTACATCTGGTGTTACTGCTACCATCCTAGCAACAAAGTTAGCGACTGGAGACTCCGCAGATACGCTATTTGTTAATTACATTAACAGTGGTAATTCTAATACAGAACCAAGATTCCGTCAAGGTGAAACTCTAGAAGTAGTAAATGGTGTCAATACACCACTTCTAGTTGTTGGTACTGATGGCAGTGTTCTACCTACTAGCATTGAAGTAACAGATCCTGACACAGGAGAAACCACATCTCTAGAAAGTCCAGCAATGGGATATGGATCTGCTGTAAAAGTAGAAGAAGGTATCTATTTTGTCAATGGTTATTTTGTTCGCAATGACGAAGAACTCCTCGTTATCGACGAATATTACAATAAACCTTCCGCAAAAGTTGGATTTACAATCAAAGAAGAAATTGTAACTCCAGAAGCAGAAGCAAGTTTATATGATAATTCTATTGGTTCCAGCAACTACACTGCACCTGGAGCACATAGACTTAAGATTTCTTTAGAACTAAAAGAGTTTGCACTAGGTGCTATTACTGATAAGAATTTCATTCAACTCTTAACAGTATCGAAGGGTGTTATTCAAAGAAAAATTCAAGGAACAGACTTTAGTGTTCTAGAGCAAACTCTCGCAAGAAGAACATTTGATGAGAGTGGAGATTATGTTGTAGATAATTTCTCTGTTGATGTCAGAGAGTGGGCACAAAAAGACGGTAATAAAGGTCTATATGGTGCTGATGAATTTGGTCGTTATAATGGATACACAGCAGAAGAGTCTGCTAGAAAAATGGTTGCCAGCATTGGTCCTGGTAAAGCATATGTAAAAGGATATGAAATTGTAAATAAAGAGACCAAATATCTAGAAATTAATAAAGCAAGAGAAAGTCTCTCCAGTGATAATGTAAATCTTAAGAGCAAAGGTCTTCCTACCTATAGTGTAACTAATGTATTTGGTAGTGTTCCTCTAAACAAAGAAGGATCTGACCTTACTGCATATCCAGATGTATTTGTATATTCTACATTTAATGATGGATCTATTGGTTTAAACAATACTGAGTTATCTACAGATCATAGACAGACGATTGATAGAAGAGGAAAAATCTTCACTGCAGATGATGGCATTAGAACTATTACATTACAAATTACAAATCCAGTTACTCTAATTGGTGCTGTAACAGATGCCACATTCCAAACTCAGTTTGGAGAACTCTTCTTTATTAAGACTAGAAGTGAATTGGGAAATCCAACTGCTATTGGAAGTTTCAAAACTCTATCTTTTGCTACAACAAATAAACCACTAATCAACCCATCTGAATCTGTTCAATTCTTAGAACTCACTGTATATGGACCTAAGAATGAATTAGAGCAACTTCTACTTGAATATGATCTTTCTGACAATGAGTATAAAAGAAGAATTTTCTTGAGTGAAGCGGATGCTAGCACAAACTCTAATGAATTTGGTTTCATTGTAGATTATTCTGACACGATTACACCTGTTATTGGTAAAACAAAACCAAGTAATTTCTTCCTACAAAACAGAGGACCTGGATTTAATTCCGATTCCGATGTAATTCTATCGAAAGGACGCCTAGAGGCAGGAACCAGTGCTTATAATACCACTTTTGGTTACTCTTATTTTGATCCACAGTTCTTCACTAGAATTATTCTAGAATCTGTACCATCTGGAACCAATGCTTTTGACGAAGGTTCTTATGTCTTTGGTATTGATAGTTCTGCATATGGTGTAGTCGAAGGATCTTCTACTGGTTCATACACAACAGGAAAAATCTTATTTGTAAAAACTCTCTCTGGTAAATTTAAATCTGGTGAGACAATTAGAGATGAGAATGGAAACACTGTAAAGATTGCAAAAGATAATACTATTTCTCACTTTGTTGTTCAGAATAGAGGACTTGGATATGCAGAGGGAACAACTCTTCTCATCAATGGACTAGAGTTCGATGGTTCTAAGATTGCTATTGGAAGAACAAATGAAGGTAGAATCTATAATGCTACTATTAGTAATAGAAGAGCAGTAAGTCTTGAGTATGCAGCACCTCCTGCTATTACTGTACAGCAACCAGAAGGTGCATCTACTCCAAACTCTGCAGCTGCAGTTGTTCCTGTACTGTTTAGAAATACAGTAACAACATACACCCCACAAAATGTGAAGTCTGTTGGTTGCACATATGGTTCTGGAAACGCAAATACTTTCTCTGCTGATGTTGTAGTTGATAGTCAGACATACTCTGAAATTAAGTCTGTCACCAGTTTTACATTCTTTGGTTCTCAAGGAAGTAAATTTATTGAATCCACTAGTTTTAGTGCAGATGCATCTATCTTGCTACAGCAAGGAGATCTTATTCAGTTCTCTGATGACTCGAATAATCTTGTTAGAGCAATTGTTCAGTATGCAACTAGACAGCAAGGATCGTCTAAGACAAGAATTTATCTAGACACCGCGCTTCCTGGAGACGTAACCAATACTAGTCTTGTAAGACTAAGACCAAGAGTTATTAATACAAACTCTGGTACTCTCTTGTTCCCAACAGGAAGCAAGCAAGTATCTAAACTTTCTGCTGGTGGTGATGATACTAAGATCAAGTATTACTTCCGTAGAGATTTCGTAACTACTGCAGCTGCTGCAGGTGGAAGTATTACTTTTGCTGCACAACTTCCATTTGGAACACAAAGGTTTGCTAGATTTACTGAAGAAAATTATATTATTACAGTTATAGACCCAGGAGATGCACCAAACATCTCCAAGGGAGACATTGTATATGTTGCAGAAGATGCAGTTGAGATTTCTTCTTCTACTGATACTGCAAGTGGTTTGACTTCTGGTAGTATCAGTCTGCAACTACCTTCGACTTATTTTGGAACTGTTCCTGCTAATGGAACATATCCAAAGTTGAAACTTACTGCTACATTGGAAGTTTCCAACGCAAAACCAAGACTCAAGACAGTTGTAAGAAACAAGAGAATTGTTATTGCTTCTGCTGGTGATCGTATTATTCCATTTAGAGGAACTGATTATGATAGTGAGGTAGTCGAAACTCTATCTTACACAGATGCATTTAAACTGAAGTATGTGTATGAAGGAACATCTTCTCAACCACCTTCTGTTGATACTGCTGGTAATCTAGTTTCTGGTACAGATGTAACTTCTAGATATACGTTTGATAATGGTCAAAGAGACACAATTTATGATGTCTCAAGAATCGTGTTGAAACCAGGATTCGAACCATCTACAGGACAACTTCTAATTGCTTTTGATTACTTTGTACAGTCACAGGGTGACTTCTGTACTATCGACAGTTATCTACATGAAGCAGGTGTTCCCGAAGATGAAATTCCATCTTTCAACTCTTCTGTGCATGGAAATCTAGAACTCAAGAATGTTATTGATTTCCGTCCTGTTGTTGATAGCAATTCTATTATCCCAGGTTTCTTGAATAAGTCTTCTTTAGAAGTAACTGGAGGATCTTTCTCTGGTCCTGGTGCAGTTGTTGCTAGCACTCCTGCTCCAGACCAAGGACTAGAATACACATTCTCGTTTAGTCAAGTTCAGTATTTGGATCGTATTGATGGTGTTTTCCTCGACAAGAAAGGAAACTTTATCGTCAAGGAAGGTAACTCTTCCCTCAACCCATCTAAACCAGATCCTATTGATGACGCTGTTCCTTTGTTCTATGCATATATTCCAGCATTTACAAAGACAACTAAAGACGTAAGAATTACTCCTGTCGATAATCGTCGCTACACAATGCGCGACATTGGTAAGTTGGAGAAGCGTATCGAACGTCTCGAATACTATACCACACTCAGCATTCTGGAGCAACAAGCTCTAAACATGCAAGTCAAAGATGAAATTGGTCTTGATAGGTTTAAGTCTGGTTTCTTCGTTGATAACTTCGAAGCACATAAAGTTGGCAATCTATCTTCCTTGGATTATAAGTGTTCTGTAGATAGTCAGCAGTCTGTTCTGCGCCCACAAGCAAAAGAAGATTCTGTAAATCTAAAAGAAGTAAATGTAAGGGAAGATCAGAGATCTGTTTCTGGATATAAGAAGTCTGGTAATATGGTAACTCTACCATACTCCCCACTATCTTTACTCGGTAACGATTTTGCTTCTAAGACACTAAATCCAAATCCATTTGTTGTACTTCAGTATGTTGGAGACGGAGAAGTATCCCCATCTATCGATCACTGGTATGACCAAAGCGAAGAACCAATCGTTGTTGATACTAATACAAGTCTCTTCAATATTTTCCTTGCAAAAGATGATGTAAAAGAGAGTTTCTCCAGTCTCTACAATTCCTTTGTAGTCAATTGGGTAGGAACTTCTACATCTTTCACTTCGATTAATTCGCTAGGAGAAGTTAATACACAGCAAGCAGTTACTTCTGTTTCTAGTGCATCTGTCTCCAGTTCTTCAAACATCAGTCCTCAAAACAATGAGGTAGGTAAAGGTGTTCCAACCAAGTCTGTAGGCGAGAGTCTAGTATCCACTTCGTTGGCATTCTTTGCTAGAAGCATTCCTGTTAGATATGTCATTCGCAGAATGAAACCTAACACAAGAATGTATGTCTTCTTGGAAGGAAGAGATATTAACCGTTGGGTAAATCCAGACTTGAGATTCACTGGAATCGCTGGAAACTCTCTATCTGCCTTCAATGGTGAAATCACCACTGATGAATATGGAAATGCTAGTGGTTTGATTATCGTACCTGCTGGTCTTCCACCTCTAGAGAATACTACATGGACTGGAGATATCAATACAGTAGCGTATGACACTTCTGCAGAAGAAGTTTCTATTACTTCTGGAATCTTGACATTCAGATTTACTTCTAGTCCAACCAATGCTCCTAAAGAAGAAGTAGATAGTTACACCGAAGTTAAGTATTATGCTACAGGTCTCCTCCCAGAGAATCCTGCTAGCATTGTATCCACAAAACCATCTTACTTCAAGTCTAATGAAGGTGTTCAGTTAATTGAGAGCAACACTGATAATCCTATTAGACCTAATCCTCTAGCACAAACATTTAAGGTCGAAAACCTAGAGGGTGGATGTTTTGTAACTGGCGTAGATCTCTTTTTCTCTAAGAAGAGTACAAATATTCCAGTCAAGGCATACATTTCAAATGTTGATGCTGAAAAACCAGCGAAGAACATTGTTCCTGGAAGTGAAAAAACACTATCGCCAAATACTTTCCTTAAGTGTTTTGCTAGCGGTAATGTTGCTGTATATCAAGGAGAAAGTGTAACAGGTGCTTCTTCTGCTGCATCTGGTCCTATTCTCAAGATCTTTGATAAGAACAATGTAGAACTAGTTGCTACTGCTTCTGGTAAGTACAGTCTAACAAATGAGCAAGTTTATACTGTAGTGTTGAGCAACCACAATGGAAAATCGTTTGTACAAAACGAAGATCTAATTATTCCATCTGTCACCGAAGCAAATGCTCGCGACAATACAAGTCTTGTACTTTCTATTGCAAAAGACAGTGGAAAGGTATCTGATATTAGAGTTACCAACCCAGGTCTCAACTATGATAGTGCAATTCTAACTATCGAAAGTCCTCAACTTCCTGGTGGCGCGAGTGCTACTGCGAGCATTAGTGTTTCTGGTGGTAAAATTTACAACGCTGAAGTATCACTAAGTGGTTTTGGTTACACCGAAGCACCTTCTGTGGTCGTTAAAGGCGTTGGAAACGGCGCTGGTGGATGTGAAATCCAAACATTTATTGAGATTGATACACCAGCAGTTAGAATGGGTGTAGCAACTGATGCAGGTGAGGTAACTAATTCTACCACGCCTACACACTTTGCGTTCGATTATCCAGTATATCTACAGAATGATACAGAGTATGCTCTCGTAGTAGAAACCGATTCTACTGATTATCAACTGTGGGTATCTAGACTTGGTGAGACAGACATTGCTACTAGCACTGTTATTACAACTCAACCATCTCTTGGTTCGGTATATCGCTCACAGAATACAGAGAGTTGGACAGAAGATATCTTTGAAGATCTTAAGTTCAAGATGTATCGTGCAGAATTTGATATTACAAGATCTGCAGAACTTCTTATCAAGAATGATAGTCTTGGTTACGAACTCTTGGGTGCAAATCCAATTGAAACTAACGCATCTTCTAACTCTGCATCCACATCTAAGTTGTTTAAGAATAACAACGCGATTGTGAAGATCAACCACAGAGACAACGGATTTGAAGATGGTGGAAAATCTTATGTGTTCTTTAGAACTGCATTAGAGACTGGTGGTATTACAGCAGCAACTATCAATAGCAATCTGTTTGAAGTTACAAACTCTGGTATTGACTACTATAATATTGTATCTCCATCTCAGGCAGCTGGAAATGCTATTGGTGGTGGAACTTCTGTATATGCAACATATAACAGAAAGTTTGAAACTCTATATCCACAGGTCCATTACCTAACATTTGCTGGAACAAAACTAGATGTTTCTGTGAAAACAACTAATGTAATTCCAGTTGATTCTAGCACAACTAACTACAATTCTTATTCTCAAACAGAGTATGAGAAGACCTTCTTAAATGAACCACATTATTTCACAAATCAGAAACTAGTTGCTTCTGATATTAACGAAACTCTTAATAATATTAGTTCTTCTCTAACATATAAACTAAAACTATCTTCCACATCTTCTAATCTGTCTCCAATCATTGATTTGTCTAGTGCTTCTGTCAAGACTGTTTCTAACAGAGTTGAGAATGCATCTGGTACAGAAAATAGATTTGGCAGAAGAGATCAAGTTATTGAGTTCTACCCACTATATCAATTCGAACTTGCAGGAAATGCAGGAACTGAACTACAAGCAAACCAGACAATTCAAGGAAGAACTTCCAAGACATCTGGTACTGTTGCTAGAGTAGATGGACAGGTTGTATATGTAAGAGTCAAGACAAGTCAGTTCTTCCAAAAAGGAGAATTTGTAGATCTTGGCAACCAAGCATCTCTAACAAATGTTAGTGTCGATTCCAATCCAGTACAAGTTTTTGCAAGTATTGATGATGGCGCTACGATTGTAGCACGTAACCCATCGAGTCTAAATGAAACTTATGATAATATCATTACTGGTAAGACTGTTATTTGGAACAGTCAGACACAAGAACTGACCGTAAGAGTTGATACAAATCCAATTAATGACAGTTATACTGACAAAATCATTGACTCTGCTTTCTATAATAGAAATGCAGTCACTAGTGACCAACTTGCTGATATCTTCAGGGTAGGAGATTTCATCAAGTATCCAAATCAACCAGACGAAGAAAATAATTATCTTGAGGTTGGTAAGGTTACTTACACAAATGGTGTTGATTTTGTTCCAGAAAATACTTCCAAGAATAGTTCTTCTGTTGCAAAATATGTAACCAAGGAAGTTGTTATTGGAAACCCAGGAACATCTATTGATGTTCATCTAACTGCTAATGTCAAAGACATTGCAAACATTCAAGTTCTTTACAAGTTTAAGAAGGCATCTAGTCAGGAAAACTTCGAAGACATTGATTGGGTATTCTTTAACGAAACTGGTCTCCCAGACACACTAGAATTGGCAACAACTGAAAATAGCATCTCGGGAATTGTTGAAAAACAATCTTCCTACCAAGATCTAAAATACAGTGTTTCTGAACTAGAGGAGTTCTCTTCCTTTGCTATCAAGATTGTAATGACTACGGTGGATCCATCTTTCGTTCCTAAGATCCAAGACATTAGAGCAGTCGCATCTTTCTAATGGATTTCGCGAAAGTAAAAGGATATGATGGTCTTGTAAGAGACATGAACACAGGAGCTATCATTAATAACGATAGCTCCGCAATTGAAGCGAGGAAAAAATCAAAGAACCTCACCACTGCTATAGAAGACATAAATAACTTGAAGGAAGAAATCTCTGAAATCAAGGCACTACTGCACGAGTTAATCAAAAATGGCAATTCTTAGATCCGTTGCTAAAACAGACACCTTTGAAACTCAAAGGCAAAAAATTAATGAGATCGCGTCTGATCTATTTACTGTCCAGACCTCTGTGGGTTCTGGCGCTTTTAGTATGAGTGATGGTAGTGCTCAGCAACCAGCACTATACTTCACAAATGCAACAGATGTTGGTATCTTCAGAGGAGGAAAAAGTCTTTATATTTCCGCAGAAGGAAATACAGTTGCTAACTTCTCTAAAGATAATTTAACTGTACTTCAGGATCTCAAAACATTAGTATCTGCCATTCCAGCTGGAACTAATGGTATTACCATTACAAATGGCGGTTCTTTGTATGCATCAGGAACATTTGCGAATGTTCTACTTTCTGGTGGTACTGGTTCGGGTGTTAGAGCAGAAGTTACAGTAGCGCCTCTTGCTGGTGAAATTACTGCGGGTGGCGGCGGATATACTGGTGGTTCTTATCTAGCAGTTCCTCTAACTGGTGGTAGTGGTACAAACGCATTAGCAGATATTACTGTTATTGCATTTAGTGGTACTATTCAAGCAGGTGGTAGTGGAGGAAACCCACTTGGTGCTGGTCAGCAAGCAACATTTACCAACGTTACACTAACTGGTGGTTCTGGTAGCGGTATGCTGGCAGACATTATCGTAACAGATGGTGGAGCAGATGTCAATGTCACCAGTGTTACGATTACCAATCAAGGTTCTGGATATCAGGCAAATGATGTTCTAAGTGCTCCTCCTGCACAGATTGGCAATGTTTCTGGATTCCAATACGTTATTGTTGGTGTTGGTAACGTTTTTGAAGTTAGCATTGACCTTGCAGACGATAACTATCTCGTAGGAGATGTTCTATCTGCTGCAGATTCTGATCTTGGTGGTGGAGGTGGATCTGGATTCCAATTCACTGTTACTGGTGTTGGTATCGTAGAAGAAGTAGTTGTCAGCAACGGTGGAGACGGTTATATTGTTGGCGACTTACTGAGTGTTGATCCTATCGAACTTTCCCCAGCAGAAGAATACTGGGTTAAGATGGAGTATTGTCAGTTGGTTACCTTCACTGGAGGAACAACTGGTTCTGGATTTAATGTTGGAGATACTCTGACATACAATGGTGATTCTAGACCCATTGTTAAAAAGTTCAATGATGCTGTAACAATCGAAGCATCTGGTACTACTGGAGGAACACTAACCTTCTCTGCAGGATTGACTGCAGATGACGGCAATGGAAATACTCTAACTGTAGCATCTATTGATGACGGAGAAGGAAATCCTGGTGCTCTAAACTATTTCTTTGCTCCAACAGCAAATGGTCCATGGACTAACTGCCAAGATTTTACATTCGAGAAAAATAAGAGATATATTTTCGACCAGACCGATGGATCCAACGCTGGTCACCCACTAAGATGGAGTGCAACCCGTGATGGTATCCATACACTCATTAGTGGTGCTGGTGCTAATGCCGTTTATGGTGAAATCTATGAAGGCGATGAAGTAGATTATAACTATACATCTACTGCAATTGCAATTGTTCCAAACGATAATACTCCAACAACACTGTATTACTTCTGTGAAGAAGGAATTGCAGACCAGTTGAACGAACACATCAATGAAGGTGGTTTCAATGGTCGTGAGGGTGTAATTACTGTTAGTGGCGTAGCTCAAGTATCTGGTTCTGGTGCTGTATTTACTGTTGCTCAGGTCAATAACACTTCTAATATTTTACTACAGAAAGATGGTACTGCCCAAATGGGTGATACCACAGTTAGTTCTCTGACTACCAACTCCACATTAAATGTTACTGGTATTACTACACTATCCAATAATTTGGTTATTGGCGCTAGTAGATTTACTGTTGATTTTAATACAGGAGATACTGTAGTTGAAGGAAACTTCACCGCAAATGGAGATCTTACTTTCCCATCTGATGCTACAATTGGATCAACTTTATATGTCGATTCAACAAACAATAAAGTTTCAATTAACATTGATCCAGCGGTAACACCATTAACAGACGATCTTGAAATTTCTGGATCTTTTTCTAATACTGGAAATGTAAAATTATCTACAGATTCTGTAAGCACCGTAATTGTTGGCGATAATCAAAATGTAGGGGGAACATCAGAAAAATTACGTGTTGAGGGTAGAGCATATGCAGATGGGTTGAATGTAACTGCTACGGGTGATGTTGTTGCACCAGCGTTATCGTTTGGTAGCATGTCGAGAGTTGGTATTGGTGGCAATACAACACAACAAAGTTTATTCTTTACTGGATCAAATGGAGAAGTTTTAAGAATAACTGGAAGCAAAGGTGTATTCTATAGAGATCTCGATTTTGATGCATTATCAATTACATCCTCTTCTATCGTAACTCCAGCATCTGGATATGATAATGGAAGTTTCTCTGGTGCTCCTGCATCAGGTGGTACAGGTGCTGGACTGATTGCAACACTTACTGTATCTTTCTACATTCCAATTGGAGAAATTGCTACGGTTGGAAATATTTCTGTTGCCGATGCTAATAGAGTTGCAGGTACATATACATTAAATACTGGTTACACTGTTTCTGGATCTGGAGAAAATGCAGAATTTGAAATCACTATTGATGCTCTTGGAGCTGCTTCGATTGTAGTTAATAATGGAGGAATTGGGTTTATTGTTGGTGAAACAATCACTATTCCTGGTGGCACTTTATCGCCAGGACAGCAAACAGCAGGTGCTGATTTAACTTTTGATGTAGCAACATGTACTGCTGATCCAGGCGCAGGATATAGTGGTTCTACATATCAATCTGTTACTGTCACTGGAGGTTCTGGAACTGGTGCCGAAGCTGAAGTAACTGTTGGATTGGGCGGTGAAATTGAAAATATTATTATAACCAACATTGGATCAAATTATGTTGTTGGTGATGTAATTGGTATTGATTACACAACAATGGTGGATAACACTGTTTTCCCACCAGCAGCTTCAACACAACCATCAACTCCAGCATCTTTCACAATTAGGGCAGATGGTGCTTTAGTTAAAGTAGAAATTCAGGATCCAGGTGATGGTTATGCTACTGGAGATATTCTAACTTTCCCATCATTACAAGGAACTCCAACACCAACAACAACTCCAGAATTTAAAATCACAGGAGTTACTACAACAAATAATGCAAGAATTACCAAGACTGGTGATATCACAACAGGTTCTTTATCTACAACTGGAGCAGGTATTAATGTAGATGGAAGAATTTTAATTGATGGCAATACATTCTCTGCTGGTCTAGATGAAGATCTAGTTGTTACTCCAGGATCTTCGCAAAAAGTGTTGTCTGTATCTGGAACAGGTGGTATCAAACTACCTGTTGGTGATTCTACCAATAGACCACCTGCATCTACTACTGGAATTATCAGATATAATACAGCAACACAACAGTATGAAGGTTCTAATGGAAGTGACTTTATTTCTCTTGGTGGTGTTAGAGACGTAGATGGTAACACATACATCCTAGCAGAAGAAACTGTAGGTGCAAATGACAACACGCTGTGGTTCTACAATGATGCCACAAATACTGTAAGACTCACCACATCAGAATTAACTTTAATTACTCCACAAGTAATTGCATCTAGAGAAATTGCACCACCTAAAGTTGAGTGGGAAGCAGGAGCTGCAGCTACTGCAGCAGTTCTTCCAGCAGTCAATTATGTTTATTTTGGAGACAATCTTTATTCTGTTGATTCTAGTGGAACATTTGATACAGATGAGAACAATGCTCCATCACATACTGCAGGAACAGTAACAAACGGATCGGTAGATCTTACATATGTTTCTAGTGTATTTGGTCCTTTAACATTCAAGGCATCTAATATCACTCTTGATGCTACTCTAACACTAAGTGGATTGGATATCTACAGTTATAATAGCACTGCTCTAATTCTAGATAATTCTCTAGCAACAACAGAGATTGCATTTGGAAAAGAAAATGGTGTCCCTGATACATTAGCACTATTCACCCAAGCAGGTGAATTCCAAATCAACAGAAGTTATGATACTACAGATCCTCAAAATAATCTGACTGTATTAGATAAAACACTGAAGTTTATTGAGTTAGATGATGTTCTAATCAAGACAACTTCTGCAGATTTGGTTAAAGGAACTAGTGATACCACTTCATTCGATATTTACGACCCAACAATTCATAGTGCCGCAAAGGTAATGATAATTGCTGACAATGCAACTACTGATGAAAGACACATGGTTGAGTATAGTGTTGTTTCTTCTGGAACTGACATCTTTGTAACTGAGTTTGGTTCTGTTCATACTGCAACCGAATTGTTCCAAGTAACATTTGACTTTGCTGCTGGTGGTGAGGTAAGAGTTTCACCAACTCTAAATGCTTCTCTCACTGCTGGTGATGCAGTCAAGATCGTCAGCACATTCACCGTCACTAAGAAATAAAAATGGCAACTACAATTACGTCCGTCAATTCTGAAGGCGGATTTGGAGTCAATCAAACAAGACTCGTAACCGATACACTAGATCTAACAAACATCAATAGTTTTGAATTAAAAAATTCAAACTTTGGTGATGTAAATAAAACAGAATATATTTTGCGTGGTCTTAATACTGTAGTATTAACTTTGGATGGAATCACTCCACCTTCTCTGGAAAATAACACAATTAACTTTGTCACTGGAAATATTATCGCAGTTAATCCAACTGGAGCAGGTGTTTTTTCAACAAAAATTGAAAACGTAGTTAAGTGTGATGGGGCAGGAGATGTATCCACCGTATCTAGTTTAACAACTATTATTCGTGACAATATTCCTGATGGAGAGACTTGGACAGTTGTTCCATATGATACTGGAACAGCGAATGTATTCAGTTATAGCACAACTAGAAGCGGTACAACAGCAAATATTAAGTGGATCGCACAAGTCAGTATTGTTGCTGTTGCCTGGTCATAACTGACTTTCGCAACCACTAAATAGAAGAGTAAAAAAGTTTGGATCTCTGGAGCAGTAGAGGCAAATGAGTTTAGAATTTAATGCGGATAAGCAAAGAATTTCTTCGCAAAAACCAGTCATTCTTGGTTCGGATGAATTGACAATCCGTTCGGGTGTTGGGTCGGACGAAAAAGAAATTATGAGGGTGCAGTTAGATCCAAGCACCCAATTGCCTCGTGTTGGTGTTAATAGAACGGGAAAAAAGGTTGAAAAGGTTACCGTTACTGCTCCTGGTTCTGGATACACAACAACTCCATCTATTACATTAAGTGCTCCAGACTTACCAATTGAAGAAGGTGGAATTCAAGCAACAGCATCGACGAATCCAGTATTTGGAGCAATCGTTGCTATTGTTGTTGATGATCCTGGTTTTGGTTACACTACTGCTCCTACTGTAACTATTACTGGTGGTAATGGTGTTGGTGCTCAGGCAGAAGCATTCCTTGACGAAATTGCATATGAATTTGACGTTAATGGTGCTATTAGAACTTCTACGTCTATCATTTCAGACACGGCGAGAATTCTAAACCTAGACATCGACAACTTTGTTACTGCTGATGCTAAATTTAGAGCACCAAACTTTAAAATCTATCAGAACTCTAGTGGTACTCAGTGGCAACCAAACGTCACTTTATTTGAAAATGCCTTTGTTTATCTCCAAGGTAACATCTATAGAGCTACCAATACTGGTCAAACTGGAACCACTCCCCCTACACACACTGATGGTGATGTATTAAGTGGTACAGTAAATCTAAGACACGAAGGTTATAGAGAAGATAGTCCTCTCCTTCCATACTATGGACAGACTGGAGATGGTATCTTCCCAAGATCGGTAACTCCTTTACTTGGTGATAAATCGACCAAAGTTGCTACTACCGAATATGTTCTAAACCTAGCAACAAATGACGTTGGTGGTCGTGTCTATGTTTCCGAGCAAATTGGTAATGATGAAAACGACGGTAGATCTGCTGCTGCTCCTGTAAGAAGTATTAAGAGAGCATGTCAGATTGCATCTCAATCAGTTGGAGTCAAAGAATCAGTTATCATCGCTGGTGGTAATTACGTTGAAGATAACCCAATTTCCATTCCACCAGATTGTTCTATTATTGGTGACAACCTTCGTCTGGTAATTATCAGACCAAGCAATCCCCGCAAACACATGTTTAAGTTTGGGGATAAAAACTATATCAATGGTATTACATTTAGAGATGCTATCGATTCCTTTGGTGACTCTGAATTCACCTGGGACTTTGCTGTAACATTTGACGACAAGCAAAGGGTTTATTATGACCCCAATGCTGGTGGAGACTTTGGCAGAAGATTCCCAATTGGTCACCAGATCTTTGGACCACCTAGAATTAGAGTTACTTTCGGAAGTAACACAGGAACAAACTTACCCGCTCCGCTGCAAGTAGGAACGCTTGTAAGCGGTGAAAACACTGGTGCAAGGGGTGAAGTTCTCCAAGTACAGTACGATAGCACCACAGGGGGAGATGCATACGTCTCTGGTTCAATTGATGTAGATGTTCTCTCTGGTTCCTTTAACCTTGGTGAAACTTTTGAATATTACAGAGGCACACCTTATACACCAACAAATGTAACTTATGATCCAGCAACTGGTCTTGCTGTATTCACTGTTGCAAACCACGGATTTAACTTATCTGATAAAATCTTAATCAGTCCAGAATCCCTAGTATTCACTTGTGCATTGGATAATAATGCATCACAGCATAGATATCCAAGACCTGCTGCTGGTGATGGACAACCAGATTTTGCATATAAGAGATGGTTGTCTATTAGCGCAGTAACTACTAACACATTTACTGTTAATGTTGGAGTTTCTCAAGATACATCTGTACATACTTTTGTAAGTGCAGATGCAAATGCATTGACATATGCAGAAGAAGCAACTCAAGCAAGTCCAACAGATCCCATTGTATTCAATGATCTCAGATCTTTCGTTTCTTTAGACATTCTGTCTATTAGAGCAGAAGGTGAAGTTATTTCTACTGGAACAGATACAACTACTACACTACCAATTGTACAAGTTGAAATTGATCCAACATACTACACTGATCCAGAATATGGTGGTGTAGTCGTATATACTAACATCTTATCGGGTGGTGAGTCAAACACCAGACTAAACATTCACAATTTCAAAGAGAACGAAGAGATTACAATCTCTGGTATGCCTACCAGCGGACCTGATCTATCGGTTCTCAACGGAAAGCAAAGAGTATTCAAGGTACTATATGACGCTGACGGCAGATCGAGAAGATTTGTCATTGCAAAAGATATTGCAAGTCCAGCAGGAATCACTCAGATTTCAAATTGTACTGTAAGTTCGGCATCTCACTATCTAACACTATCGCTTCTAAACTCTCCAAACAAATTCTCTGAGCAACCATTTGTCGAGAGAAGATATCAAGATGCTGTTAATCTAATTCGCCAGAACACAGATTTCATTGCAGATGAAGTAGTCAAGCAAATCAATGATGAATTTGCACAAAAGTGGCTCACTGCATGGAATGTTTCTGGCACCACGTTTGATGTTTATACTACACCAAACTCATTTTCACATACTTATGTAAGTGGCGGTACTGTAACATATGGTGGAACTCAGTATAACATTACAGGTTTCTCATATGCTAATGGCACTGGTATAGGTACAATCACCCTAGCAAATGCAATCCCAGGTCTAACAAGTGGAGAAACCGTAAAGGTTGAAAATATTCTCCTGTCTTGCACACAGGGAGAAAAAATCTATCCTGGATTTAATATTCCAAATGGTGACTCTAAGTGCTACAGAGACGTTAAGCACTTTATTAATGCTATTATTATGGACTTGGAGTATGGTGGAAACTACCATACTGTTGAAGCAGCAAAGCGTTATGTTGATGGAACTCAGATTGGATATGTCAATAATGAAATTACAGAAACTGTAAGGGCATACGAAAGAGCCAGAGAACTCATTATCCTAGCAATGAGAAACTGGAACACAGGTTCTGGTTTGTATGCAGAAGATGATTTTGTACCTGTATATTCTAGTCTCCCACTATACAAAGATCCTACTGTTACGGAAGATACGACAGGAGGAAATGCTGGTGCAACTTGTGCTAACGTTGCATCTGCTATTGATACCCTAGGATATCTCTTTACTGATATCATTTCAAATCAAGCAACGTCTAGATTCCAAGATGGATCTTACTTGATTGCTAGAAACATTGATCTAATTGCAGAGCAAGCACTAGCAGATACTCTAGAAGAGTATCCATCTCTAGCACTAAACAATCCAGATAGAACTAAGTGTAAGCGTGATGTTAAGTATATTCTTGCTGGACTAAGAAGAGACCTAATTCTAGGAGGAAACTCTGGTATTGTTTCTGCTGGTAATCTTTACTACACAGGCGGACAACTAACTGGAGTTCCTGCATCCGAACTACCAGCTACCAGATACGCATTTACCAAAGCAAGAGATTACGCAATCAATGCAATGCGTAACTGGACCAATGGTAACTATCTTGGCACTACTCCAACAAACGCCACATACAACTCCACTAGCGGTGAAGTAACCGTAACTATTCCTACTCCTAATGCACCTATCACAACCAACGATAGAATTGCATTTAAGGAGGGAGCACTAACATTCAGTTGTACTTCTAATGGTGGTGGAAACCTAGCAAGTCCTTCTCCAACAGATAGAAACAATGGAAAGAGTCTTGCAATTAGCGCAGTAAGCGTCAATGGTCCATCTACAATTATTACTTGTAATGTAGGTAATGCTGGTTCTGCTGCTGGCGTAGCACATACATTCGTAAGTGCTGCTGCTAATTCTACTATTCTGATTTATGATGTTGTTGAAGTTACTTCGACTGTAGATAAGTTTGAAGATTGGAACATCACGATTGATGCTGCTGCAACTCCAGCAAAAGCACAGATCTCTCCAACTTCTGCAACATATGATCCTGCCAATGGTAACTTTGTAATTACAAGTGCTGGACACAGCGTAACAACTGCGGATAGTATCACTATTAAACCAGAGTCCTTTGTATTCACATGTACAATGGACGGCAATAAGACCGAGCATAAGTATCCACAGAATGGACAAACAGCTTTTGCTAATCAGCTAAACGTTATTGCTACGGACACAAACACATTTACTGTTAATGTTGGTGCTTCTGGTCCTGATGTACAATTCACTCCAACCAATGCAACATATGACCCAGCAACTGGAGATCTTGTACTAACAATCGGAACTCATACACTGGATATTGATGAGGGAATTGTACTTGCTGACAATTCACTGACATTCACCTGTGACATGGATAACAACCAGTCGCAGAAGACATATCCACGTCCTGGTATTGATCCTTATGCTGGTAGATCTATTCCTATCACAGCAAAAACTGATACAACTATTACTTTAAATGTTGGTGCCTCTGGTCCCAATAAGTATTTCACTCCATCTGCTGCTACATACAATCCTATTACTGGTGACATGACTGTCACAGTAGGACAGCATGGTCTAGGTGTTGGACGTAGTGTTGTACTCACAGACAACTCATTCTCCTTCACATGTGCTTTAGATGGAAATAATTCCACTCACACATATCCTCGTCCTGGAACTGATCCTTATGCAGGTCAGTCTATTGCTATCACTTCCGTTGGTTCAACTCAACATACACCAACAAATGCACCATATGATGCATCTACAGGCATTGTAACATTTACTGTTACTAATCATGGATTCAGCAATGGTGATTATGTCAAGGTTGCTGATGGATCTTTGACTTATACATGTGAGTTAGATGACAACAGTGTTCAGAAGACATATCCTCGTGCTGGTTATGATTATCCATCTGGTCGCTGGTTACAAATTTCTAACGTAACACCAAACACGTTTGATGTTAATGTTGGTCCTTCTTCCTACACTGGAGCACATACATTTGTAAGTGCTGCGGCAAATGCTATTGAGCGTCAAGACGGAACATTTACAATTAACGTTGGTACTTCTAGCGATACTTCCACTCATACTTTTGTTGCTGCAGCACAGAATGCTATCAAGCATGAACCACAAACAACACATACTTTTATTACTGCTTCAACAAATGCAGTTAAGCACCTACCACAGTCTGTACATACGTTTGTAAGAACAGAAGTTGCAGAAGCAGTTTCTGTATATGGTCAAGGTCAATCCCCTGCATGTTCCGATGTCGCAACTGCAATTACAACTTCGTTCCAGACTCTAGATGACATTCTAGCGGGAGGCAGTGTAACTCAGACATACGGAACTCTGTATGATCCAACACCAAACAGACCTACACAGGCAATTCTATACGACGCAGATAACAAGTATATCACACCTAGAGGTGTATGGGATGATCTACCATACATTGAGGCATCTCCATACATTCAGAACTCTTCTATTATCTCCTTCAAGGGTGGTAATGGTTGTGAAATCGATGGTAACAAGTGTGCTAAACCAAACGTTCCATTCCCAGGTATTGAGGAAGATGGATCTGTTTCTAACCCAGCACAGGGCAAATCGATGGTTGCTTCGGCATTCACGATTGTTTCCTTTGGTGGTACAGGTTACAAGGTTGTCAATGATGGTTACACTCAGTTGGTTTCGGTCTTCGTTATCTTCTGTCAAGATGGTATCTTCTGTGACAGTGGTGGATACGCATCTGTTACTAACTCCGCTACCAACTTTGGTACATTTGCTCTTAGAGCGAAAGGATATAGAGCAGAAGAGTATCCATTCGACGTTGGTAACATCACTGGAATTGGTTCCGCAACTGGTACAGGATTCACTGAATTTACAGTTAGTGGTCTTGGAAGAGAACCTCTAGAGCACTACATTCTCAAGATTGATGGATATGAGAGCGAGAACTCTGCAGTAGATTACTTTATTGATAGTGTCAATAATGTAACTTCTGGTCCTCCATTCACTGCAACATTTACTGTCAATCAGGCAGCAGTATTCAGAGATAAATCAACTAACAATGTTGTCAATACAGACCTAGGAACATTTAGTGGTGCTACTGTAAGACTACACAGACCATCTATTGTTAATAGTTCTTCCCACACTTGGGAATTTGCTGGTGCAGGTACTGACTACAATGCACTACCAGAAAACGGCGGTACTAAGATCGAAGCAAATGAGCAGGTATCTGAAAACTACGGTCGTGTTTATACTTCTGGTACTGACGAACTAGGTGACTTCAAGGTTGGTTACTTCGCTAAGATTGAGAACAGAACTGGTGCAATTACCTTTACTGGTACGGTTACCATCTCTGAAGTTGAATTCTTGAAACTGAAAGGTGGTGACATTGTTGTTACTGGATTTAGTGATGACAATACTTTGGGTGGTGCAACATCTAGCAATAGTGTTCTACCAACACAGAAAGCAGTTAAGGATTATATTACCAACAATCTCGGTCCATACATCAACAAAGCATATTCTACGAACCCAGTTCCTAGAGCACTGGTTGAACTTACTGATTCTGGTAAGATTTCTATCGACCAGATTCCAGCACTCAGACCATTCAGTGTCTTCACTGTTGCAAGTGATGCAGAAAGACTGAAACTAGAGGGTGCTCTTGCTGGTGACATTGCAATTGTTGAGGGAAATCCTAATGCAAATCCACCTGTCCCTGCAGCATCTTATATCCTAGACAATGATGTTGATAGTCTATATCTAGGAATCACTGTAAATGCCGCACTGGACTTTGGTGCTGTTGGAAGCATTTACACTGGAAGTAATAGCGGTGGTACTATTCAGACCACAGAATATCGCCAAGGTGTTGTATATTCTATCTCGATTACAGATTCTGGTTCTGGATATACTTCAGCTCCAACTGTATCGATTACTTCGCCATCTACAGGTGTTACCGCTGCAGCGACTTGTACTATTGCAAATGGTCAAGTTGTCACAGTAACTATCATCGAATCTAACGGTTACACAGGTGGTTATGGTTATACTTCTGCACCAACTATCACATTCTCTGCACCTCCTGGTGGTGGAACTCAAGCAACTGCTAACGCACTGATTGAGAGCAGACTATATGGTGACATTGTTAATAACATTAAGATTGTAGATACAGATACGATTGATGATGTCAATTCGGTAACTGTTAATTTGAACAGAGTTGTTAATACCTCTGCATTCGATGATCTCAACTGGGTATCCCTATCTTCTAACCAAGTTGCAGCAGGTGATATTACATCTGGTGTTATTGCAACAGCAAGACTAGCATTCGACTCGGATGCTGCAAACTCCTTCACTTTCCTACGTGGTGATCAGACATATTCTCCTGCTGTTCAAACGATCAAGGGTGCTGAGCAGAGATACTTCGAAGCAACATTCCTTGCCGCTGCAAATAGCGGAAACAAACTAACTTTCCCTGTTTCTGCTAGAACTAATATTTTAGTTGGACATACAGTATCTTCTACCAATAGTGGTATTGATCCAAACACAACTGTCAGTTCGATTACTGATAAAACAGGATATATTGAAATTGAGATTAACAATCCACTGACTCAAGCAATTCCTGCAGGAACGTTCTTACAGTTTGATAGACCCGAACCACCAATTATTATTGATACCAATAATACTAAGAACGAGTACATTGATGATATTGTTATCATCAGCGGTGGATCTGGATACACAGCAAACCTTGATCTCAAGAATGTTGGACCTATCCAAGGCGGTACTGGCACTGGACTCTATGCTAATTTCACAACTGATGGAAATGGAACTATCGATAGTGTTGTAGTTACTTCTGGTGGTTCTGGATTCCAGAATGACTTTGCTATTACAATTCCTCCTGCACTAGGAAATCCAACAACTGCTGGTAACCTATCTGCTAAAGTTAATACTGCTATTAGAGGATTTGGTGATATCCAAATGGATATCCTGAGAGTAACAGAAAACACAACTTCTGGTGACGCATATGGAACGGTTGGTGTTGCTAAGTTCAAGAAGTCTCAATTCAATATTGGATTGGTTGGCAATGGATCTGTTGAACTGAAGACAGGATCTCAAAGTGGTCTTGATGCTGACTTACTTGATGGTCAGCAGGGCGCATTCTATCAGAATGCATTCAACATAACTTCTGGTACTCTGAACAAACTAAGACTATCTGGTTCTTATGATATTAATATTTCTGGACAGTCTGGTAATACACTAAGACTAAGATCTCAAACATCCAACCCAACATCAGATCCTACTCCAGATACCTTCTCTGAAGGTGCGGTTGTCAATTTCATCAACAATAGCGCAAACGTTCTTGCTGATGGTGGTACTGCTAACGCAGTCATGACCATTAGAGGTAAGGGTAGTGATGCTACTGCTGATGGTGGTGTAAGACAACTTGCATTTACAGACAATAATAATGTTTGGTTACGTGGTAGTGGAACTGGTGTTGCAACTTGGTCTAACTGGTATAAGGTCTGGACTCAATTGTCCGATGGTCCTGGTACTGGAATGGACTCTGACAAACTTGATAACAGACAAGGTGCTTGGTATCAGGATGCTAGAAACATTAACTTCTATCAAATCAGTGATACCAGAATTAATGGATATTTGTCCGAGAAGAAATTCCAAAACGCAATTACAATCAAGCAGGTAACAAACAAGACCTACTATGACATCTATATTTCTGGACAAGCACTAACTACCACTCCATTCCTGAACGGTCAAACCGTCAATCTATATGATGCAAACGCACAGGGTGTTGGTACTATTGTCATTCTGAATGTCAATCCATTCACATCTCCAGATGGTGATACCAGCCTTAACTGGACTCAGATCACTGGTTACCTGAACACTGGTACATTTAATACCGCAGAGACTATTGGTACTGCTGGTAACAGAGTTACATTCCAAGAGTTCTGGATCAATGAAACTGGAACATATGATGTTGCTAAGTTAGAAAGTAATGGCGGTACTGCATACTTGAGACTTGGAAGAAAGGATGGAACTGCTTCTACTCCTGCAGTTCTGTTCAACTCTTCCACATCTGCTGCTTCTTATAACGCTGGTATCTTTGCTTCTGGTGGTAATGCTGGAACTGGATCTGGATCACTTAACGTTCAGGTTGGTGGAGCAAATAACTTCACAATCAACAACCAAGTTATTTGGAACGCTGGTAACATTACATTTGCTAGCAACAATGTAGCAAATACCGCTGTTCTTCGTGATGCCAATGGCAACTTCACTGCAGGAACAATCAGCGGTAATCTAACTGGTGCTGCTTCTCTCAACGTATTGAAGTCTGGCGATACCATGACTGGTACGCTGACTTTAAATCCATCTGTTGATAATGCAATCAACGTTTCTGCTAGCAACAAATACTTTACTTTTGCTGGTGGTCTTCAGTTTAGAGGATCTGGTTCTTCCTGGAACGCAAGGTTCTCTACTACAAATAGTACAACTGGTACTGAACTCTTAGGTGTTTATAACACTAACTTTACTACGAGTATCTTCCGCGTATTCAATAATAGAACATCTAGATTTGATCTTCCTGCAGATAATAGTGATGGTATTACCATTGCAGGTCAATCTGGTGGTTATAGTTCTATCATTCACAAAAATGGTAGCACTACTATTGGTTATAGAATGGCATATTGTAATAGCGCAGGCAACTATGGTCCTGGAACTGCAGTTGGTGATATCGTCGAGCGTATTGATGGTAATCGCAAGTGGCACTTCAAGACAAATGGCGGTCCAACTGCCCTTGTCATGGACGCAAGTCAGAACGTTGCGATCAACCAGAGCAACACAAACACCAGTTACAAACTTTATGTAAATGGTTCGTTTGGTGCTACCAGCAAGTCGTTCGTAATTCCTCACCCAACTAAGGAAAATCACGAACTACGTTATGGATCTCTTGAAGGTCCTGAGCATGGCGTCTATGTTCGTGGTAAGGCAAGTGATGTTGTTGAACTTCCAGAATACTGGACTGCTCTCGTTGATGAGGACAGCATCACAGTTCAACTCACTCCAATCGGTGATCATCATGCATGGGTTGAGAAGATTGAAGATAATAAGATCTTCATTGGTGGAGGAGAATCCTTCTACTTCGTCCAAGGAACCCGTAAGGATATCGATCCACTAGAGGTTGAAGTCGAACTATCAGTAGAAGAGGAGGGTTGATAGATGTCAGTATATTTCGGACCACGATTACCACAAAGTGAAAATTTAATGTCTCTAATAGATGCGGGTAATCCAAAAACCGCATCTAGTGGAAGCATTAATGACTTAGTTGCTCCAAATATGTCTTGGGCAAGAAGCAGTGGATCATATGCCATGAGTAATGACACACAAGATGGTGTTGCTTGCTGGAATATGGACACAGGATACCTAGAAACTAGCACTAGATTAACATTAGGACAAAATTATACATTGTTCTACTTATGGAAACCAAGACAATCTGATAGTGGATGGAGAACTGTGCATCGTGGCGATAGCGATCACTGGGGTATTATTCAAAATGGTAATACCAATCTAGGTATGTATTCCAACAGAAATGATGGTTTCCGAGACAGTGGATATGATATTACTAGGAGTGTTTGGCAAACTTGGATTATTGTTGGAACTGGTGATAGTGCTAGTTCTAATACAGGAACATCTAGACATTATGTAAATGGCGTTGATGTTGGAACCAGTGATAGAGTTGGATGTGGAACCAACACATACAGAATTGGTTGGACAGAACAAGGACCAGGCAAAATTGCAGTTGCTGGAGTATTAAATAATACAGCATACAATCCTACCCAAGCAAAGGTATTGCACGATTCTTTATTTGCACGAGGAGTATAATGGCAGTATATTTCGGACCAAAAGTTGCAGCACTCGATGGATTAAAAGTATATATCGATGTTAATAATCCAAAGTGTTTGGGGGATCCAGCAGCATCTGTTTCTTCATCTACCAGATTATATAATTTGGCATATGATCCACTAGATAGTTCTGCTGACGTACCATATTTGTATCCATCAGGAAACTCTACTGGACATGCACAGATGAGTTTTCCAACATGGAACGGAAGAATAGTTGCATACCAAGATGCTCTTGCTGCTGGCGCTGGTGGAGATCCTGGTTGGTATGGATCAATGTCTCAGGATTCTAGGGTTGGTTCCTACACTTTTTCATCTTGGTTTAAGTATAGAAGAGGAAGTTCGTACCAACTAGCAGAAAACATTTATGGTGGAGGGTTTTCAGCACAAACTTCTTTCTATATGTGTTGGGGTGGTACAGCAGATGATGCTGGTGTTCTGCACTATTCTCCTGGTAATGTAGAAAACTATTCTCATGGATATGCACCAGGAACTAATGGTCCTGGTGGATCAACCAACCTTTGGCATCATCACGTATATTCAACGTATTGGGGTGGATCTGCTGGTACATGGGAATCTCGTTTCTATGTCGATGGAGAACTGAAAAATACATCTACCGATAGAAATTCATATACTCCATGGACCAGTGGAACTATGACATGGGGAAGTTGGTCTGGTGGTTATGGAAACTTCTCTGGATTCATGAACCATTTCATGTATTTTGAAAGACAAATTTCCAATCAAGAAGTTGCTCTACTCTACAATACACAGAGAAAATTCTATGGAGTGTAGTGACATGAGATATAAATACCAAGTAAAGGGCTAGTATAAAATGGCGAATTCTGATAAGGATATCCTTATAACGCCGCATAAAGGCACAGGAAATATACCAGAAATTAGTTTTGTCGGTCAAGATAATTCACCGATTAAGCTTCGTGTGCTCGATGATAATAGTCTTTCTTTTGAAGGAAATAGTGGACAGTTATTCTCGATAGACGATAACATTTCTTCTGGAACCACTTTTGCTGCTACTGATATTTCAGGAGCACCAATGATTTCAGTTGATGCAACTGGATTTACTAACCTCACCCCATTTACAGGAACAACTTCTGTTGGAGAAAGCAACAGACAAGTAGGAAATGATAATGTTCCACTCCAAGTATTTGGAAGAACAAATGGCGGAGAAGATCCAAATTCACTATCATCAAATCCAAATGGATCGATGGTTATTGGATCTAGAGGAACTGGTATCCATTTAAATATTGGTGTTCAGTCAAATACATCTCCTCAATATACTTGGTTACAATCACGTCACCAAAATAATGGTAATGCTTACAATTTAGTGTTGCAACCATCTGGTGGATATACTGGAGTATATGAAAAACCAATTAGTAGATTTAGTGTTGCAACAGATGGCACTAGCGGTGGCACTAGACAATTAACAATCTACAATAGAGGTCAAGGTCTAATCAGTTTTGGATCATATCCATCATCTTGGTCACCAGCATTGATGATTCAAAATAATGATAATACAGACTTTGTTTGGATTTGTCCTCTAGCAAACGGACATAATGCAAGATTTAGAACTGGTGGTACTGGTCTAGATTTCTACACTGGTGGTGGAAATGACGCTGGAACACTAGCATTGCAATTGGATACTGGCGGTAATGTTGGTATAAAAGGCAATACAAATGGTTCTTATGCTTTAAACATTAACGGTAATGTTAATTTTACTGGAGAACTATATCAGAATGGATCCGCATTCGAAACTCTTCCAGAACAGAATGCACAAACAGACGGTTCTGTTCTAAGAACAAGATGGGATGGTTCTAAGTATGTCGCCTACTGGACACACGATCTAGACGCAAACTACAGACTAGAGAACCCAGATCAATATCCATTCCGTTATATCATCAACAGAGGATACACAGTTGCTGGATATAAGAATGCTGCTCCATGGAGAAATGGAAACAGAACTTCTCACCCATCTGATGTCACTATCTCTCTAGGTGATATCATCGACAGAACTGCAGCATACATTGGCGGTTCTCACAATGGTGTCAATTTGTTTGTTTATAACTGCGCTAACTCCTGGTTGCCCAATGATGCAACCACATGTTCTTTCAGTATGGTTACTGAAACTAACAGAGGTCAGAACTCTTCTTGGAATGATACTAGAGCAAGAAGATACTCTGGAGCATGGCAAGATTTCATGGGTAACCAGTGGAGAACAAATGGAGGTAGAAACAGAGCATACATTACCTCTAACAATGGTAACACATCTCGTCATGACTTGAATACAGAGTCAATGCTTTCTGAAGTTGGTGGTAACGTCAATCACGTATCACACGCAGAAGGTGAATACTACTCTTGGGTTTCTTCTGGGCAGCATAGATTTGCATTCTCTAATGAAAGTTATTCTTCTTGGAGTAATTATTCTCCTGCTCCTGGTAATGACGGATTTAACAAACACCTTGCAACTAGAATTGGATTCTTCTATTGTTCAGAAGCTGGTAATACCAACAGAAACGTTACCAAGAGAAGAGACAATGATGCTGTTATCTTGAGAAGTGGCATGTCTAAACCAGAAAATGGTGGTGAAGAAAACATGCACACTGGAATGAACAAAGGATATAGTATTTCAAACTACAACGGAGCACAGAACAACAACGCTTGGATTTTCTTCTACTATCAAGATGCCATCAGATTTGCGGATGGCACTCTAACTTATCGTAAGGGTATCCCAGGAGCGTCTTCTGGAACAGGACAACCAGGAGGAGACATGATGGGTGCTGGTGTAACACCAAGAACATACATGACATATACTGGCAATACCTATAAGTCTGCTCCTGGTGTTATGGCATATGGTAATACTATCTACGGTGACTACGCAGGTGAAGGTCTTGCAGACTCCTCTGCATCTGACGGAGGCATCGGTAGCTACTAATGGAAAACTCAATGGAAACAAACTATCCCGCACCTATTACAAAGTTAAAGAGACTATACTTTTTAACAAAAGATATCCGTCTGTCAAACAGCATTCACGATCTCAGAGTGTTGTATGCCAACATGGATTGGTATGCTGTTTCTATTCCCGAGTCGGAATTTGTAATTTTTTCTACCAACGTAATAGGAAAGTATTACCCAATCGAGCGCGATGTAGCGTTTAAAGGATTCAAATCTTTTGCTGATATCAGACCAGAAACAAAAGTTCTTAAGCAAGAAATTGAGGGTGAGTTAGTTGCGTTTGATTCTGAAGGTATTGCTCTAGCACCAGATTCCGATGAAGGTAAAAAAATTGCAGTTCCTATGGATGAACATAGAACTCAATGTGTCATTAAAGCAATGAAACTAGTTGCCAAAGCAGTCATTGAAGAAGAATTTGATAAGAGATTTATGCTTCTAGACACCGCTTCTACAATGGAAGCATTGACATTTGAACTTCAGTATGAAGAAGCAAAAGCATACAGAGAGAACGAAAAAGCAGAGTGTCCTCTCTTATATGAAATGGCTCGTGCAAGAAACGTTCTTCTTGGTGATATGGTCAATATGGTTCTATCTGGAAGGAAGAAGTACAAAGATCAGGTCATTGATATCATGAAGCAGATGAATGCAGTCAAGTATAAGTTCAAAATTGCCTCTTCTATTAAGGAACTAAATAGATTGTACGAGGACTACCTCGGTGTTGCAATGCCTGAACAGCAAGCAATGGAAGAAGGAAGAGTTGTCGAATTCGAGAGAGTAGTACCCGTTAAAGTAGGATTTCAATTTTAATTATTAATCTTTGGAGGTTATTATGTTAAGTAAGGAGCAGATCCTTAGTAACGCGATTAAATTTGCAACTGGACAGACTGATTATCAGAACGAACACTTTGTCATGAATTCTCATGTCACTGGGTTTCGCCAAATTCGTCAGGCTCTGCTTGAGATCGAGAACCGATATCATGGTATCAGAAAGATCAAGCTTGACGTAAGACGAGATGATGTTAAGTTGAGAAAACTTCGCAAGGATATCGCAGAGTGCGAAGATCCACTAGAAGCAGAACTTTGGCAGATTGACGTAGAGGATATTGAGGTCGATCAGGAAATTAGACAAAGAAAAATTGCAAGAGCAGAACAGGAATTAGATATCTTCATCAAAAAGATTCAAGACTGTGTAGAGAACGAGGAAGACATTGCTCGTTACTTTGACGGTGATCCTGAAGAAGAGGAGAAGTATTGGGTTGCTCGTATGGGCAAACAAGCAGCGATGGACATTCTATCGTTTGGTAGAATCAGTGTAGGAAATCTAGACTCTATCTCTATGCTGCCAGAAGAACAACAACTACAAGTTCTTTCTATCGGTTTCCAATACTCCAATCTACTTGGAGGTCAGCTTGCTAAGATTGAAGGCAAGACAAGAGAATATACCAAACATCTTCTTGCAGATGATAACAATCTCAGATTACCAACGTTTGAGGGCATCGAAGAGAAGATGCAAGTTAAACTACTAACTTCACTACAAGGAATTGTGAGTGGAACTAAGAAGGGAGATAATCCACTTATTACTGGACAAGAGTGATATATTATGAATCAAAACTTTTGGGACTATTCGGTTGAGCAACCAAAGACCGAATTGAAGACAATTCATCATACCTTTCCAACACCTATATTTGAAAGTAGCATTTCTGTTTCAAACACAGATGAAATTATTAATGATCTAAAAGAAAAATACAGTCAAGCACCAGACTATCAAGTAACGAAGTCAATTGGGGATTATGTTCTTCCTGGTGATGATGAAAGAAAACTAGAAAAAAATAAAGTTTCTTTCTACACAGAAGATACTTTGCACGAGAATCCTATTTACTCTGAATTAAAGAATAGTATTCTTGATATTGCTTCTAGTGTTTTCAATGCATATGCATATATTGATATTGAACCACACATGGAAACTATGTGGGGAAATGTCCTAGGACACAGTGGATACATTCACCCACACTCCCATAGCAATGCTATGTTTGCTGGAGTTTGGTATCCAGAGGATCCTCCACATGTTGCAGAGAATTCTCTTTCAAACTATATCAGATTCATTGATCCAACTAGAATGAAATTCTTCTACATGCCTAAAGTGGAAGGTAGAAATGAATTAAACTCAGGTGAGATCTATATGAAACCCAAAAAGGGTATGTGTTTGATCTTTCCATCTTGGTTAGAGCATGATACAGTTCCAAATGAAAATACAGAAGAGACTAGATTTAGTATTTCATTCAACCTATTCTTCAGAGGAAGTCTAGGTTTCCCAAATTCACTGAACAGATTGACAGTATTATGAAGTTTGATCGCATCGTTATTGTTGGTGGTGGTTCTGCTGGATGGATGAGTGCTGCAACGCTCATCCATTTTTTTCCAGAAAAACAGATCACACTTATTGAAAGTCCCGATCATCCTATCTCTGGTGTAGGAGAAAGTACGCTGGCAGGTATCCGTCCATGGATGTTTGCTTTGGGTATCAAAGAAAAAGACTTCATGAAGTATTGCGATGCATCATACAAGCAGAGCATTAAGTTTGTTGATTTCTATAAGATTGATGATGGTGGATTTCACAATCCACTAGGTCATCCATTTTACGAAAAGAAATTTCTAGGATTGAATGATTGGCAACTGAAGAAGCATTTATATCCTGGCACACCAAGACAAGATTATTGTAGGACGTTTTATTCTACAATGCCTTGCATTGAAGATAACAAAATATACACAGGAACAGATCTAGAGAATTACAAATTTGAAAGAGATACTGCATACCATTTTGATGGTGTGAAGTTTGGTTTGTATCTCAGAGATCACTATTGCATTCCTCGTGGAGTAAAACATATTCAAGCATCAATAACATCTATCGATACAGGAGAAGATGGTGTTGAGAGAGTTTTTGTAAATAACGAAAGATTTATCCCTGCAGATCTGTTTATTGATTGCACAGGCAACAAAGCGTTGCTTCTCAATGAACTAGAGGAACCTTTTATTTCCTACAACGATATTATTCCAAACAATCGTGCGTGGGCAACTAAGATTCCATATAAGAATAAGAAGGAACAACTAGAACCATACACAACATGCACAGCAATCGGTCATGGATGGGTATGGAATATTCCTCTGTGGTCTCGTATTGGTACGGGTTATGTCTATGACGACAACTCTATTTCACCAGAGCAAGCATTAGAAGACTTCAAAAATTATCTTGGTGATTGTGGTGAAGTTGAATTCAAAGATATCAAGATGCGTGTTGGTATCCACGAGAGAACATGGGTAAAGAATGTTGTTGGGATTGGTATGGCAGCAGGTTTTATCGAACCTCTACAGAGCAGTGGATTATATACAGTTCATGAGTTTTTGCTCAAACTAGTGAGAGCATTGAATCGTGGTGAATATAACCAATGGGATCGTGATGTTTATAACTTCACAACACGAAAAATGTTCGATCGCTTCGCACATTTTGTAGCATTTCACTACACCCTTTCACTCAGGATAGATACATCATACTGGAAAGATATTCACAACAAAACATTTGATGAAGACATGGTAATGCAAAGACCAACATCTTCTCAGTTCTATGATCTTGCTAGAAGACAAGACATTGTTGAAGATCACCCTCCAGTGGGAGTGCATTGCATTTGTGCAGGAATGGACTATAGAATGATCGATCCAGTAGTTATGTCTCAGTGGGAATGGGACTTCCCGCAAGTAGATAAGAAGAAAATGATCGATAATTTTGTGTCAATAAATAACTCTATAAGATCAAAGTGGCAGAACATAGCAAACAATTCTCTGTCTCTGTATGACTACTTGAGAGCAAACATTTATGGCAGTAATTGAAATCTTCCCAAGAGCGATTGGGAAATATAGACTAGACGATGAAAGAACTCAAAAACTTAAAGATCAGTGTTTCGGTCTTCTGCACCAAGTTGATGAAGACGAAAAGATCAAGAAAGTAAATGTTGATAATGGTGCATTGGCGCACTATTTTAACAGAGATAATATGAATTTACTTGACATTCCAGAATTCAAGTGGTTTGAAGAGTGGATTACAGAAAAGTCTCTTGACTATGTTGAGAACGTTCTTGGGTATGAACTCAAGGGAGAAATGATCGTCACTGATTGCTGGCTCAATAAATGTGATGCTGGTGGAGAGCAGTTTAATCACACACATGCAAATGCATATGTGTCTGGAACTTACTATGTAAATTTCATCAAAGGATTACATGCTCCTATTGGATTCAAGAACAAAGACTTCAATCCAGAAAACTCTGTTATGCAGACTATTGATATACCCATCAAATATCCAACAAAGTATAATACATGGGGAGCACATGTAGATTATACAGAAGGCGATCTTCTTCTTTGGCAGTCAAACATATCTCATGGATATATTGATAATAAAGAAGACAACAGAATTTCAATTTCATTCAATGTGATGCCACGTTACATCTATAACCACTCCTACAGTTTCAGAATTGAAAGACAATGAAGCGATTTGATAATGATTATCTTTCATCTATATGTCAGATAAATGATGATGCTAAAGTAGAAGATGCAATCTACGATGGAACAAAATTTAAAGTAATTAAAAACTTTCTCAAGTATCCAGAAGAATACAAAGAACTTCTCTTGAATTTTCCTGCTGTTAGGGATAGTACATATTCTCCTGGATGGAGACAAGATGTTCCACCATGGGCAGCGAAGTTTATTGCTAACTTTGTTCGTGATAATGTATGCAACTGGAATCCTGCAAGAGTGTCTTGTAATATCTACAACGGCAACATGCAGATGAAAAAGAATGCACACTTACCACATTCAGATGCTTGGCCAGGTGTTTGGAATATCTGGTTCAATAAACAATGTTTGGGTGGAACTGCTTTCTGGTCTTACAAAGGTAAGATACATGTCAATGAATTGACAGAAGAGGAAAACAGTTATCTCTTTGATAAAACAATCAAAGAGACTGGTTATGAACAATGGAAGAACTTCAGAGGGGACGAAGACTGGGAGTTGTCTTGCATCGCTCCAATGGAGTATAATACATTATTGTTTTACAATGGAGGTTTCTTCCACTCACCATGGATTTTAGAAAACTGGTATGTGGATGAAGATAGATACAGTATGATTGGGATGGGTGATTATGAATAGCGATCCAAATGCCTGGGTTGAACCAGAAACAGCAGAAGACAGAATTAAAGAACTGTTTGGCAACAAAGAAAAGCATACGCCATTTGCTCCAGTTTATTCTATTCCATTTTGGAATAGTCAGATTCTTATTGAGCAAGAAGCAAAATATCTGACAAAGACTATTCTAGAAAAAGAAGAGAGTATTATCAAACTCAACCCCCATTTAATGTATGATGGTGGCACAGGTTTGGGACCAGACAGTATGACTGCAAAGTTTCCAGCATACAACATCCTCAAGTGGGATGACTATGATGAGAACTATGTTGTAAGAAAATTAAAAATTGAATTGCATTATGCAATTGCGGAGTTGTGTCATCATGTTGGCGCAAATGTCATGGAACTTAAACCATGGGCGCAATGCTGGGCAAATGTAATGAGGAAAGGTCAGAAGATTAATCCTCATCAACACAGCGGAGATGGATGGAGTTTTCTTTCTGGAAATCTATCTCTGCAGGTCAGCGGCACAAGCACAGTCTATCAGGATCCATATACTATGAATTCTGCTGCGCTTGAGAATGAAGTTGGAACCCTAACTTTATTTCCAGAATATGTTGTGCATTGGACTACAGAACACCAGTCTGATGTGGAACGTGTTACACTTGGTATTGACATTTTGACAGAAGAGTCTTTGTACAATGCTCCAGATAGAAAGAGAAATCCAGATCACTTCTTCAGGTTATACTAATGTTTAGTCTTCCAATCAATCCAAAAATTGATGAGCAGTTTGCTAATGAGCATCTGATTCCTTTCTTGAAAAAGCATAAGGATTATATCTTCGATTTGTATTTTACATGCAGAATGCCACCATTCATGCAGGATGCAATGGGAGATGTATTTGAAGATGATTTACGTCAAACAACATACAATGCCATCTATGTTCAAAAACAAACTGGCATTCCTCTGTCTGCTACGTTTAATAACATCTACGTAAGACCATCACAAGAACTGCTTGACTTGTGGATTGCCAACTTCAAACATCTGTATGAAGCTGGTATTAGAACGGTTACTATTCCACATACTTCATGGGTATTGACTGGTCAGATTCAGAAAGAGTTTCCTGAGTTGTATATCAAGAATACGATTCTACATGAGGTTACTAAAGCAAATGATATTGTGTCTCTTGCTAAAGCAGGATTCCACTATGTGAATCTTGATAGAGATTTGATGCGTGATCATGATCAGTTGCGTCGCTTGAAAGAAGCAAAAGAATATTGTGCTTCTATCGGCAAACCAGTCAAGTTCTCTATGCTTGCTAATGAAGGTTGTTGGGGTGGTTGTCCCATTATGCCAGAACATTACCATTACAATAACACCAGAGAGAATCACGAACCTCCATACTTTGGAAGTATTATCAGTCGTGTTTCTTGTTCTAAGTGGGAACATGAAGATAGTTCCGTAGCATTGAAAGCAGCAAATCTTCCACCTTGGAAAAAGGACTGGGAGGAGATGTTTGATCTTGGTATTGATGTTTTCAAAATGCATGGTAGAGAATCTGTCATGCGTCTCAAAGAGAGTATGGATATCATTGAGAGGTGGGCAAATGACGAAGAGTTATTGTTCCCAGAACTCAATGCTTATATGGAAGACAAGGATCTCAATGAGAGACCAATTGATATCTGGAGAGAAAAGATCAAGACATGTCAGTTTGATTGTTGGGATTGCAACTACTGTGAGTCTGTTATTGACGCACACTATCGTAAGCAAGATAGAATTGAGCATCCCTTAGTCAAACTAACTCTTGATGCTATCGATCGTTCTGCAACAGGTGAAACAAACTTTGTTGAATATGGATATCATATTGAAGGATTGTCTTCTCATCGTGTAAGACATTTCCTCAATCATCTATGTTCTGATCCTGGAAATACATATCTAGAAATCGGATCATACACTGGTAGCACTTACTTTGCTGCTATCATGAATAACAATATCTACTCATATGCTGTTGATAATTTCGAGCATGAAATTGCACCTGCTAGAGATGATATTATTTGGAAAGGGGTGAAAGATCCAAAACAATCTTTCATGAAAAACAATATGATGTTTGGCAGTCTGAAATCTACTTTGCTAGACAAAGACGCAAATGATATCAATGAGGATGATATCAATAGAAAACCAAACATTATTTTCTACGATGGAGACCATGATGAAAATCAAGTTTCTTGTCTGAATAATCTTCTCCCTTTACTAGCGGACACGTTTGTGTTAGTATTAGATGATGCCAACTTTGATGGTGTTATCCGAACAGGGCAGAATTTTGTTGAGATAAATAATCTTGAACTTCTGTTTGAGAGACAAATTCTCACTCCCGAACTTGAAGATTCCACAAGCTGGTGGAATGGACTCTATATTCTAATTCTTAAAAAACGCTGAGGTTACTATGGATCAAGAGACACTGAAGAAAAACTTTGAGGAGCAAATTGCTACTACAGAAAAGCAAATTGCTGAACTACAAACCAATCTTGCAAAGGCACAGGAATACAAACTGAAACTAGAAGGCGGACTAGAAACCCTAGGTCTGCTTGCTGGAGAAGGTGCCGCACCAGAAGGAGAACCTGCACCTGCTGAATAAATACTAAACCCCTTCTTCCTAAATAGGTAAGAAGGGATTTTTTGTGTGTAATGGCATCTCCAAATTCAAGAGCTGAACTCATCACATATTGTAAGAGACAGCTTGGTGAGCCTGTCCTACAAGTTAATATCGATGACGAACAGGTCAATAACGTTATTGATGACACCATTCAGTTCTTCCAAGAGAACTGTTACAACGGTATGGAGCGTGCATATCTATTCCATGAAATCACTGCTGACGATAAGACAAGGTTTGCTGCTAGCATAACAACAACTAGTGGCACAACTGACTGGAAAGAAACAACAAATTATATTCCAGTCCCAGATCATGTGGTTGGTATCACTAGAGTATTTGGTCTTGTCAGCAACTCAATCCGTTCCAATCTTTTTGGTGTTGAGTATCAACTGTTCTTGAATGATCTCTATGCATTCGGATCACTTGATATCCTCAACTATTATATGAACAAGCAGTATCTAGAGACACTGGATATGGTCCTAAACAATGGATCATTCCAGCAGTTTAGATACACCATGCGTCGTGATCGTCTCTATATGGATCTAGACAAAGACTTTCTCAACGAAGGATCTAACATCCTGATTGAGTGTCATCGTCTTATCGATCCTACAGATGCTACTGAGATGTACAATGATATGTTTGTCAAGAAGTATGCTACTGCTCTCATGAAGAAGCAGTGGGGTCAAAACTTGATTAAGTATAACAACGTTCAGTTGCCAGGTGGTATTACTCTTAATGGTAGAGAACTATACACAGACGCACTAGCAGAAATTGAGAAAATCGAAAGCGAAGTTCTCAGCAAGTATGCAATCCCACCAATGGATATGATCGGATAAGATGCCTACCAGTCCCTACTTTCCAACTTACTACCAAGGTCACAGTGGCGAACA